CTAACCAACGAACTGAGCCAGCAAAGCTGGCAACTATTGTGGCAGTGGCAACAGCCAAGCCAGCCCATTCGTTGGTAGACATTATTCTACTCCGCGACCAAAGTCTGTAGATGACTGGTCAAGCCACTTAAGTACTGGACCAAGGAAGCCTGTTAGGGCTGCCATTCCTAGTGTCTTAAGGTCCGTCTCACCAACAAGGTATAAAGCGACAGCAGCTGATGCTGCTGCGCGGAACCAAGATAGTGCTGCTGCTTGAAACTTTGCGTTCATTTATTTCTCCTTATTATTCTGTTGTTGTTTCTTCTGGTGCAATAAATACATCTGCTGCAGAGTCATAGGTATAACCTGGACGAGCAAACACTCCACGGATACGACCAGTAAAGGATGTCTGAATCCAGTTACCACCTTCACCCCAGTACTTAGTTAGGTATTCAGTTGGGTCTGTTTCAAATTCATCTGGTACAGCAACTACAATATCTACTACATTATCTTCTTTTACTTTTGCAAAATATGCCATTTTTATACTCCGTTGTTTATTCCTGAGTTACCGTTTGCTGCACTTCCGATACCACCTTGCCCAGGTAAAATAGCCCCTAGGTTTACAGTTGTTGCAGGTGCTGTATATACTGTAATAGGAATATATCTGGCTATTACACTGTTAGCGCCACTTTTAACATATCCTATTTCTACAAGAACAATAGTATTAGCAACAACAATAACAATCTGTTTTGTCTGACTAACGTTCATACTAGAATTTATTCCACGATTACCAATTGCAAATAATGAATTATTATCATTAGTTGCTATTGGTTGGTTAAGAGCAGTATTTAAGTGGTCAACAATTGAATAAGACATTGACTGCCCCGCTACCATTACACCATTTGGAAGAAATGTAGCCATTAGACCATAAGAGTTTGGTGCTCCACCGTAGTTTCCATTGTTAGTGCTACCACCGTAAACATTTCTAGATTGAAAACTTCCTACGCCAGTATAGACACCAGTCCTACTAAATCTAGCAAGGTAACCTTGCCCACTGTTATCACCAACCGCATAACTTAAACCAGTGCTTGCATTTGGAACCGCACAATACCATCCCATATTAGTATCAGTTGTACCACCAGCGATTCTTGGGTCAACAACTCCATTAACATTTGAATATTCAACAGTATTTGTTGCAATATCCCATTGTGCCCAGTTGTGACGCCAGCCATAATTTACATAAGTGCCGCTGTAGGTAATATCTTTGCACCCATTGTAGATAACTTTATTATTTACTCTATCATGAAAATAAGTCATAACGTTATTTAAAAGAGTACCTATGTTTGAACTGAGTGAAGCAAATGCAGTATTAGTATGACCAGGTGACATTGTTAATGTAGAACCTGTTGGAAAAGTTCCAGCACTGATGTTTCCCTTAATCCAACCCCAGCGGTAACCAGCAGCATCTGTCATTAACCCAGACTGGTCTAAATTATGCAATTCATTGCTTTTAATAAAGAATGAGGAATGGAACTCGGTTGCATTATCACCACGAAAACCAATACCATTACCATTGTAAAATGTATTTCCTGATGATGCAATTACATTGCTCCAATATGTAGCATCCCAGGTGCCACTTGAATTAGCCCGCCATAGATAAAAATCTGATGTTCTAATTCTTCCGCTAGTTAAAGTGCCGTTTGAAGTAATTAAAAATGGAAGATTTCTATCGTAATCCCAACCAACTTGAAGGTCCTTGTGACTAAGGTCCGTAGTTGCAGTTGAAGATGCCCCACCAACTGTTGTTCTATTTCCAGTAATGGTTCCTAAAGATTTATATGCTGAGTATGTTGGAGTAAAAGTAACATCAAACCCAACATCATTAAGTCCCGCTGCGCCATTGCTATTTCTTAGAGAGATTTGAACGTAAGCATCTCTTTGCAAGATAAGAATATTTCCTTTAGGGCTATTATCGTTTCCCATAAGAAACGGTCCTGGTCTGCCATTGTCGGCGTATTGGGTTAATACCGTCCATTCGCCACCACCTAGTGTGTAGTTTGCAGCAAAACTGCTTGACCCACCAATTGCAAAACCCATTGGCTGCGCCGAAACCGTGTACGTACCTTTTGGAATAACATGACGAGTGGATGTTGCATTTGCTACTGTACTTGCTACAGCATTTGCCAGCATGTTTTTAATTACAATTGGAGTATAGGAAACATTTGTTACTGAAGTACCGACAGTTGTTGCACCCATTATACTATCTCCACTCCGCTAATATGGAAGTTAACAGTTGTTGCGTTTGCCAAACCAGTAATTGTTTGAGTTGCGGCTAGCACTTGTTTTAAGTCAATAAATGTTGTTGCATTTGCAGGTACTGCACCACCCGATACTAAAGCAACTCCATTAAGGTTAATAGTAAATGTTGCATCATTGATTGATGTATTTGCTACTGCAATGTTTGTGACAACCGCAGTACTTCCTGCAGGTGTTGTATAGAGGGTTGTACTTGATGTTGCTGCTGCTGTACGAGACAGCACCTTTGATATAACAGCCATTAGTTACTGTTTCCTTTCGGTTAGAGGTATGCACCCATGATGATTTGTTGTTGTATTTCTTCTATCTGTACTGTTGTCGGTCCACCAGCCACAGTTGACCATAGGATTCCAGAGCCAGTTGATTGCAAATACTGACCATTGGTACCAGATGATGCTGCTGCAGTTAGTGTTCCAGTTAATGTTAAGTTAGAAATTGTAGGACTTGTTCCAAATACTAGCGAACCTGAACCAGTCTCGTCTGAAATAACTCCTGCTAATTCTGCAGAAGTAGTAGCAGCAAGTTGCGATAATTTATCTGTAGTAACTACTAGAGTCTTAGATGTAGGAATAGTTGTTGAGTTAATGGTTAAGCCAGCAATATTGGTATAAGTAGTACCAGAGGCAATTGTTGTGCTACCAAGAGTCGGTGCCGAATAAATGCTAGTTGTAGCAATCTGTACCCAAGTAGAACCTGACCACACATACATATTGTTAAGTGTAGAATTCCAATAGATAGCACCAACAAGAAGTGTGTTGCCATCATTGTCTACTGTAGGAGTAGTTGCCTTGCTACCAAGATAGCGGTCATCAAAATCATCGTATGTTGTTGCAGCAGAAGAAGCACTCGTTAAAGCACTTGATGCCGATGTAGCAGCAGACGATGCGCTAGTAGCTGCAGCAGAGGCAGATGATGCCGATGCGGAAGCCGATGCGGAGGCGCTTGTTGCGCTTGTTGCAGCTGCAGTTGCGCTTGTACCAGCAGATGTTGCACTGGTAGCAGCAGCGGTAGCGCTTGCAGAAGCGTTTGTAGCACTGGTTGCAGCTGCTGCTGCACTTGCAGCAGCGCTGGTTGCACTGGTTGCTGCCTGTGATGCAGAAGTTGTAGCAGTTGCTGCTGAGTTGGATGCAGTAGTTGCTGACCCTGCAGCTGCCGATGCTGATGCTGCTGCGTTGGATGCAGATGTTCCTGCACTGGTTGCACTGGTTGCAGCGCTAGATGCTGAAGTGGCTGCTGCTGTTTGAGAAGTCAATGCCGATGTTGCAGAAGTTGCAGCAGCCGTCTGTGATGTTAACGCTGAGCTAGCACTGGTTGCTGCTGCGGTTTGGCTAGCAAGTGCAGAAGATGCACTGGTTGCTGCTGCAGATGCAGAAGCAGATGCACTTGTGGCACTTGTTGCTGCAGCGGTAGCCGATGTTGCAGCTGATGCTGCAGAAGTAGATGCTGCAGTAGCAGAACCAAGAATGTTGTCTACATAGTTTTTAGGAGTAGCAGACGAGTCAACCATGCCAGCAGATGACAATCCAGTAATAGTTGCGCTGGTAATTGTACCGCCAGTAATTGTTGCTGATGATGTGAAGGCACCAGTTAATGTTCCACCAGCATGTGCTGCTGTTGTAATAGTACCACCAGTAATTGTCGGTGAAGTAAGCGTCTTGCTAGTAAGTGTTTGTGCTCCGCCAGTACCAACAACATCTCCAGTTACGTTGTGTGCTGTGCTTGCCACCTCGTGTGCGCGAGACTCAGTAAAGTCTCTAGCGGACACACCATGTTCAATGATTGCACCAATGTTGTGAGCCTTTGCTGTGGTTCCGTCTTGACCACGAAGAATGGTGTAAGCAGTACCAACTAAAGTAGTGACACTAACAATTTCTTCGTTAGCCGTATCCTTTTCAAGAATAAGCGTAAATGGATATTGTGATGGTAGACCAGAAGCGGTAGCAATCTGAAGGCTAGTTGAAGCCGAATCGATAGCAACAGCTACCGTTGTCTTTGCAGCGGTTGAGCTATAATAACGTGATGGTGATGGCATTTGTTACCTCGTATACTGGATGATGTTTAGGAAGTTTGCCTGTTGCTTAGCAATTTCTTCTGCCAAGCGAACAGAATAAAGTTGGAAGATGTACTTTGCAGCATTAGTTGATGCACCTGGTGCTACTGGTTGGTCTAGTGCATCAGCAGATACTGATACCGCTGTAACCTTTCCTGGGTCTACTGTTGAAAGTAGTCGATACATTGCACCAAGTCGAACGACATCTTCGCAAGAAGATGGAAGACCGCTTGCTGTTAAATCCTGACCATTGGTAATTGCTGTTGGATACTTTGTATATTGAACTCGAACATCACGACCAGGCATTGGTGATTCTTTAAGAATCAAAGCCTGTCTTGTGGTTCCAGTATCTGGGTCATAGTAATTTGTATCCAAACGCCAGTTCTTAATAATCTGCCATACTCCTGTTGAATCTGGTACGTCCCATGAGATTCCAGTAATATCTACCAATGAATCTGGCATAACGTATGAGTAGTCAGCTCCGTTAAATTCAAATGTTTCATTTGTTACAACAGGAAAAGTCATTCCCTTGATTGTTTCTAGCAACGCTCTCTTTACCTGAGAACGTGGGAACAATGGGTTGTTGCGAACAATCGAGCCAGACACGTGACTTGTTGCTGTAGTCCCACGCCATCCACGACCAGAAGGGTTTCCGCTGGTTCCGATAATCTCAATAGTTCCGCTGTCTGCAATAGATTTCTTTACGTAGAGAAGTTCTTCTTCGATTTCTACAACGCCTTTGCTGAGGGATTTAACATCGTCTACTGCAATAGTAAGGTCATTAGCAGCAATGCTACTAGTGATGACAGTAATTGAATCTTGGTTCTTGATATAAGAACCAACCTCAGCAATAGTCTGTTCAACTAATTCCGATAATATAGTCATTATGCTTGTGCTGCCCTTCCTATTTTTTCAGATACTCGTACAGCTTTTTGAATATCTTTCATCTTGGTTGATGCTGGTTGAATACCGAGTTTGCGAGCATCGCGGTAGGCGCTTAACTCTCTATCGGTTGTCTTAATAAAAGTTGCTGCGCCTTCGTGACTGACGCCAATATTTGCATCACGTAAACAATCACCATAACTTCCATGGTCTTGCGTACGACATCCGCTTCTACACTTCGACAACGTAATCCCCATACCCTGCAGCGGTTAGCTCCGCTGCCTCTGCGTCAGTAATTGGGTTGTCGTATCCACCACGTAATACCTTTTGGTAACTAGCAAGACTAGAGTCTTGCGGAGATACGATTGTCTTCCAGATTCCATTGTCTTTGACAACGGTCTTTCCCCATGGATATGAAACAAACCATAGGTCATTCTGCATGCCTAGCTTTATTCTCATGGTTGGTCCACGGAAAATTTTTGCCATTACCATTTCACCTTATCTGCCCAATAGGCTGCTGACATAACACCCTTATTAATGTTCTTTGCATGACGTGCTTTAAAAGATTGACGACGTTGGCGATATGATTTTGTTTCACCAGATTTTTCTGGTGAACCAGATACACCTTGTTGACCAAAACGGATAGTCTTTATTTGAGAACCAGATTTGGCTACAACAACATGAGACTTCTTGGGATGTGAAGGTGTAGCCTTTGGCTTATTAAAGCCAGATACACCTGCTCGTTTTAGTCTTGGGTCCATTTACTTCTTCTTTGCTTTAGGCTTCTTGACCCCTGGCTTTGCTTTACCAGTCATTGACAAAGCAATAGCAATTGCCTGCTTTGGGTTCTTTACTACTTTGCCACCTTTACCAGAGTGAAGTCCTCCAGCTTTGAATTCATGCATTACTGCTTTAACTGATTTCTTTGGCATTAGCACTTGCACTTCGACTTAGCTTTGCCACACTTCTTGCACATCTTTGTTGGCATGATTACATACCCTTCTTCTTCTTAAGGGCTGGCTTCTTGACGGCTGGCTTCATTTTAACCTTGCCATATTCCATCATCATTTCTTTTTTGCCTTCAGACTTCTCATGCTTTTTCATTGCAGTCTTTGACTTGTACTTCTCATTCTTCATTGACATCGTCTAACCCTTCATCTAGAAAATCTAATCCTTCTAATTCCAAATCGGGAAGCTGGCGCATTAACAATTCCCATGCTTCACCTTCACTAAACCCTGCTTCTTTGTACTCCGTGTAAAGCTCGTGAGCTTGAACAGCATGTAATTTAAGCGGTGTTAAGAAAGTTATATCTGGTTTTTGTTTCTTCTTTGTCATATCTCCCCTAAGTAGAAGGGGGAGGTTGCCCTCCCCCTTCCGTCAAAGTTACGCTGTTGCGATGCTTGACTTGGTCTGGATAACGTAACGTGCTTCCTTGCGGTAGACGTTCCATCCGAGTAGACCCTTCCAACCCGCTGGGCGGAAGCGCATCAACTTATCTGTAACTGGACCGATGACAGTCTTTGGCTCATATGAAACAGCCTCAACAAGAGCCTGCTTACCAAGGAGTACAGTTGCGTAAACCTTAGATGTACCTGAACCTGAGATTGACTCAGCACGTGGTGTTTCGATGTAACGAACCTGGTCGAAGATACCAATTTCACCATTCCATAGGTTGGCAACGCCAGCCTCTGTGTAGGTGTGTGGTAGCTGCCATGAAACGTTTCCAGATGATGCTGCTTCTGAACGAAGGTCATATGAAACATCTGGGTGAATAAGTGCTGTGTAGAATCCACCATCACGTGGCTGAACAGATGCGCCACGAAGCTTTGCTACTGCCTTGCGAGCAAGTGCTGCAGACATGTATGGAGCTGTGGTTGAAGCAGATACGTTCTCACCGTTGATGGTTGATTCATCAGCAGATGATGTACCTGTGTAGCGCATTGTTGCAAGTGATGTTAGCTTTGCCCATACAAGTGAATCCAATGAATCGCGCATGTTGAATGCCAACATATCTGCGACCGCTGGGTCAATTGCTGATAGGGACTCTAGAGCTAGACGCTCTGTTGTGATGACAGCATTACCGAATTCATCTACAACTACGTTCACCTTGTCGGTGTTTGATAGTGTAACTGCATCTGGGTCCTGTGTCTGAGTTAGTGCTGTAGTAGCACGTGATAGGTCCTTGTAGACCTGGAATACGACAGTGTTGCCTGGGTTTGTTACATCGACAGGGCGCTTGTCCGCAAACTTGCGGAACATTGGCTCTGAACGAAGGTTAAACTCAATCAGCTTGTCATACGAGGTTTGAATCAAGTTCGACAACGTTGACGTTGTCGTACTCGTTGCTGGTGTAGTAGGCATGATTTCCTTCTATTAGGGTTTTATGTGGACTTTTGTTAGCCCTGAATTAGTTTCATTAACTCTTCTTTGGTACCAGCATTTCCAATACGAGATTGCAAATCCTGTCCAACGTAAGGGTCAATGTTTCCATCATCCAGGCTAGACATATGCTCATATGCTTGAGCATCTGAGGAGGCTTCCCCTCCTTCTTCAACGGCTTCGATACCGAAAGCATCACCGTATTCGTTCAACCATTCAGCAATCGCATCCGCGTCGGCTTCGACTTCAGATGGTATGAACTGAGCGATTCTTGGGTTTAACCCGAATGATTCTAGGATTTCTCCGACTGACGATTCGTGACTATAAGTCGTGAACTCTTCAATAAGCGATTCTTTTTCCTTCAATGATTTTTGAAGTCCATCGATTTGCTTACGAAGTTTCTTGACTAAGTCACTACCGCTGTAGTCTTCGTCGTCTTCGATTTCGTATTCGTAGTTATCTGCCATTGCTTTTTCTCCCTATTAGTTAGTTGAAACCCTCATCGGGTTTGCACCACACGTACTCCTCACAAGGGGTAGTGATTCATAGACGTGATGACTTCCAGACTTATACACATCACCAGGGCTGGACAATCTGGGACGGAACTTAATTAAACGTCTGGGTTGTTTAGACGTCTTGTGAGACTTGCTCGGTCTATAGCACTGCGGGTTGAGAACTTTGCACGTTCCTTAGAAGCAAGCTTCTTGGTTTTAAGTGCAACTTCTGTTCCGCCTTTAAGCGATAACTGCTGGCGAGTAAGGTCTTCTTCGCCAGACTTCTCATTATATAGACCCATTAAACGCGCATAGTCTTGTTGATTACGAGCTGTTGTTTGGAATGCTGCTTCAGCTTCTCCTGCTTTACCAGCAGTAGTAATCTCTTCAGCAAAGCCCTTGGTTGCTTTCATTCCTGCGCGACCTGCTGCTCCACCAACTTCAGAAGCCGTGTACATCTTTTGTGCTTCTGTCGTTGAGTAAACAAATCGTTTGTCAATAGCTCTAAATGCTTTATCTTTATCAAGAAGATAGGCAACCATATCTGCGTCAGTAAGACCGTAGTATTCTTTCAATGCCTTCTTGGCTTCTGGGTCAGCAGTTTGCAAAACATTCTTTGCAATGTTGACACGGTCTTTTAACTCATCTGCGCTAACAGAGTTAGCGATAAGATTAGTAAAGTCATTAAGCTCGTTATAGAAATCTGTTGGCAACCCAGCTGATTCCATGTATTGCTTGAAAGTTTTTTCTGTTTCAATATACTCTCGTGGAGTTAGAACTCTATCTCCTGGTAATCCCTTGCCAGATGCCATACGGTCACGTATAGTTTTGTTTGCAGCAAACCGTGTGTTGTATGCATCGCTTGTATAGATTGCGTTAATAACTTGGTCTTCGGTTGGCATAATGTTATCTTCATATACCTTGTCAATAGCTCCAAGCATAGAATCAATTAAGTCTTTACCAAGACCAAGATTCTGAAACATCTGCATTACAGAGTCACGAGCACCAAAGTCTTTATATGAATCAATTACTTTTCCAGCCGAACCATCGGACATAACCTCAACGGTTTCAACAATGCCACCAGCTTTACGTTGGGTACGGACTCCAACAACTTTTGGCTTCTTTGCATCCTCAGCAGCTTTAGCTGCAGCATCTGTTTGTAGTTTTACTAATTCTGCAATCTGGTCGGCAAGTGCTTTTACTTGTGCAGTTACTGCTGCAGTTGCTGCTGCTGCTGCAGCATCAGATGCATTTGCTGGTTCAACAATTTCTATGCCGTCTTTGTAAGATTTGCCATTGTAGTTTCCAGTATAAGTTTTTCCATTCTTGGTAAAAACACCATCAATCGTTTCGTATTTATCGGCAACTGTTTTAGCTTTACCGTCTACGTATTCTTGACCATCGTAAGTACCAGTATACGGCTTACCATTCTTGTTAAGGACGCCGTTAACAGTTTCATATTTGTCTCCGCCTGGAATTTCTACAACTTTACCGTCTTTGTATTCTTTGCCTTGATAGGTTCCAGTATATGGCTCACCGTTCTTCATGAAAACGTCACCAACGGTTTCGTACTTGTCACCGCTTGGAGCTTCTACAACTTTACCGTCTTTGTAATTCTTACCATCCCATTCGCCAGTATATGGGTTGTTATTAATGTCATAAAGAATTCCGTCTTTTGTGACAAATCCATCTACACCAGTAGCTACTGTTGATGTAGTGGTATTATCTGTTGCTTGATATGCATCATAAATTTCTTGCTCGGCATCATTGAGCTGAAGACCCTTAGCTATTTTTGCTAAAATAGCAGAAAGGTCTGATGCTGTATATGTAGGGGTAGGTGTTGGAGTAGGTGTTGGAGTAGGTGTTGGAGTAGGTGTTGGAGTAGGTGTAACGGTAGACGTGCCTATTTCATTTGCTGCATCAAACTCCGCATCATCAAGCATTTTGCCTTGTCCTGTTTTAGCAGCTGCAACTTGATTTCCTACTGTTACAAATGTATTTAATGCATTGACTAAATCAGGGATACTTCCCCCGTCATCAGTCATCATTAAATTTGGATTTAAATAATTTGGCATCTTTTACCCCTACTGGATGAATCCAAAGTCTTGAAGAATGCGACTTGCAATTCTTGTCTTCTCTTCTTTTGCGTTCTGGGTTAAGTCCCACTTAGAACTTCGACGCGCCATCTTCTTTGCATCAAACAGATTAACTGGAGATACATTTCCTTTTTCATCTGTATTGTTTATAGTGCGCTGTACATATTCATCGTTAAGGTCTATTGAATCCGCATCTGTTTCCCATACATCAGCTATAGCTTGTAACCATGGGTCTGCTGCTTGACGCAGCGTTTGACCTTGGTCAATTAGGTTAGCCAATCCAGGAGCAAATGACTTTGCTCGTGTTTGTAGTTGGTCATCAACTTGCTGTGGGTTTAATTTTCCACCGACAAGACCTTTCATGCTGGTTTCAAACCAGTTAGTAAATCCAGCGTTAGACATAGTCTGTGGATATCCGTAGTCCCATGCTTGCTTGTAAAGACTCTGTGCAAGAGTCTCAAGGTTTCCGCTAAGCTTTGTATATACGACCCTATCGCCAATCTTGTCGTTCTTAGTAAAGTTAATAGCACCAGACATAAGCGTATTAATATAGTCAGCATCAAAGCGAATAACTTTGCCATCTTGAATAATAGATTGTTTCATCATTTGTTCTGCGTATTTAACAGCGTCTTGTGCTGTAATGTTTAATCCATTGGCAGCAAACTTCTTAACAATCTCGCTTGCATTTAGTTGTAAATCTGCAGCAAACTGTCCAGGATTTGTTTCTCTAGCCCAGTCATACTGACGTTGACTGTCAGTTTGACCTTGCCACCAAGATGTTCCTTTAATAATTTGTTCTTGTAGAAAAGGGTCCGTAATCATTGGTTCACCGTTTATACCAAGAATCTTATTAAGAGCTTCTTGTAAACTTTTGTCTGCTCCGATAACAGCAGCAGCAATACTAAATCGTGACTGCAGTTGCGCCAAAGAAAAAGTATCTTTTGTTTGTGATGAAGTCGTGCTCAGTGTTGCTGGGTCTACTGTAATTGTTGACCCTGGTACAACTGCTGGAGGTTCAACAGGTTCAACAGGTACAACAGGTGCAACAGGAATTGCGCTAGGAACAAACCCACTCTTGTTATTAAGTGCAGTAACCTTGGCTTCATTCTGAAGTTTTTGTTTTTCTAGTGCAGATAAACGAGCAACCTCAGCAGCTGCAGCTACAGATGAAGTACTTGATGAAGTACTTTTTTCTGTACCAATAGGAATCATAATCTTTTGATTTACACGAATAAGATTAGGATTAGTAATACTTGGGTTAGCTGCAAGAATCTTTGCTACTGTGGTCTTATTAGCTTTAGCAAGTGCACTAAGTGTGTCGCCTTTTTTAACTGTAATAGTTTTGTTTGCCATTACTGAACGACCTTTCCAATTGCTGTTCTGTCAGGACCAATCAAACCTTCTATAATCTTTAACATGTTTTTTGCTGCAAAAGATTCTGCGTAGTCTGGCAAACTTCGGGCAAAGTTCTGTGCAAATATTGTTGGGTCAAATCCTGTTGATTGAGTAGCGTTTGTGACCGTATTGCTTACGCCAGTAGCACCAGACCCTGTAACTGTGGTCTTGCTTGTGTTCTCATAGACAGATGGCTCAAGGGCTGCCTTAGCATTAACAGCTTTTAAGTAAGCAGCAGCCTCAACAGATGAGGCTGTGCGACCAAGTTCTGATTCAATAGATTTGTTGACATCGGCACCAGCGCCTGATGCGCTGTACTTTGTTGCTGTAGTAACCTTGCTTTTATTTGTTGCTGGTGCCTTGGCAGCCGTTGTCTTGTCAGCATAATCTGCCATAGACATACCAGAAGATAGGTACAACGCTGGGTCACCTTTAGAACCAGACCCTGGTGCTTGTGTCCAAGACACAGCATCTGCCCAAACATCATTGTACTTTGACTTTGGGATACCAGCTTTGGCAAGTAGCGCAATAAAGTTGTCGTAGTACTTTCGACTTGGACTTCCTTTTGCTGCCTTTGGTGCAGTAAATTTAAACCAGTCTTTTGCTTGTGTGGCGTCGACACCTGTCTTAAGACCAGGAAGAATAATCGGCGGAATGTCTAATGTATTTTCAGTCTTTCCAGCGTTTTCTTTATTCCATTTAGCAAGAGCTGCTGTGTACTGTTTAATACCAGTTGCTCCCTTTGGGTAATCGCTTCTTACTGGTTTAGCCATTTGTCACCGTGAATTCTGTATCTAGTTGAGGCATGTTGTTTAACCATCTATATGCAAAAGCAGCAAATTCTTCTGATGCTGTTTGCAAAAAGTCATAATGGAACTGAGCAAACTGTTGCTTTAGTTGTTTCTTTCTGGCATCAGTATTGTTCTGTGCTTCGTAAGTTTTGTTAAAGATTTTAGCTTCTTGCAGCCAGTAAGTAATCTCTTCCCACTTAGGGCTTCCTTTAGATATGGCGTAACTTCTCCAGTTAGTGTCATCAGTAATCTTTTGAATCGCTGGAATTGTTACATCCCAATACTCTTCATTAGTATTCTTTCTGTCAACAGCCCAGCTTGGAAAGTCTTCGATTACGGAATCAACCATCTTCTGGTACTCACGTTTGATACCACTTCGTTCATACGTGGCATCATATGTAGAACCAATCCCATACTCAGCCATCTTGGCATCACGCCATTCTTGAGCTTTTTGGAATTCAAACCAACCGCGTCGAGCTTCGACGCTATCGGCTACTTCTTTCTTGGTCTTCTTCTGTGTAATTGGAGTGTCATACCCAGGGAAGCCAAGCTTCTTAAAGATTGCAGCAACCTCAGTTGAATACTCAGAACTACTTGATAAATCACCATAACCAGATGAAAGCATTGCTGCGTACTTTGTATTTGAACGACCAAGTTTAGTAATTAACTCTGGGTTCTTACGAAGTACGGCTAGGTCTTCCATGGTTGTTGCAAGACCTGAGATGTTCTTTTGGTTAGAACCAATCAACGCAATAGCGTCAACTCCCCAGTCTTCAGCAAACATTTTATCTGCAAGTTTGTAATCTCCGCCTGCTGCATCAACCAAATCTGCATACCATGCAGTAGCTGCACGTGTGACAGGGTCAAAGGATGTAGCAATTGGCATAGAGAATTGGACTACTGCTCTAATGAAAGACATTACTCCAGCAGATTTAGCTGCTGTTGCCATTGTAGGTGGTTCACCTATACGACCGTTTCTATCCCATTGTGAATATGCAACTTTAAACTGAGCATATGTTTCATCTAGGAATCGGTCATCTCTGAATAATCCAGAAGCAGCTAACGCTGACTTCATATATCCAGGAATAATCGTATTGGCTGCAGTTTCTACAAAACCGCCACCTTCTTGTGGGTATCCACCGTAAAGTACGCTTGACTCATAGACATCATCGCCTAACGCATCACGTAATCCTTGAGCAACCTGCTCGCCATAAATCTTCCATGGACCAATTCCAATACCGTTCTTAACGATTTCAGAAACTGTGATACCGCCGAACCAAGATATGGATGGGTCAGCAACCATGAACTCTAGTTGCTTTGGGTTCCAACGAACTCCACCACCGCGTGAATCTGTGTATGGCTTTAGTGCATCTTGAGCCCATCCTGGCAACTTGTTGCCAAACGGAATTGGATACTTTATAGAAACCTGTGTTCCCTTTGGAACATCTTGAATACTCTTGTAAGTATTTCCTTCTTGGTCTTCGTATGCTTCAAAGTTATCAAACGCTTCTTGGATACTGTTGTACCAATAAGCATTCATTGGGTTGCGAGCCAATAGGCGAAGCGCTACCGCTTGTGAGTTAAAGAATGCAAGAGGGAATGACATCGCATAACGTGCAACATACATTCCGTTAGTAAGTCTACGTGATGAGTATAGTGTTTCTTCAACACGTGTCAAAGCTTTACGGTATGCAGCTTGACGAATCTCATTGTTGACAACCGCATCAGACAAATCAATGCCAGCACGTTCTGCTGCATCTACCATTGTCTTCATCTCTTGACGAGTGTAGGTGAGAAACAGCGGATTACGCACAAGTTTGTTTTCTGACGCAGATAGAATTCTCCATGCTGCATCGGTCATACCTTGCACCTTAGCCAAGCCACGTTCCATATTATTAAGGTCGTTTAGCTTAAGACTTGGTCCATCAATTGTCTCTGGTAGGTCTGGCTTACCATAAAGAATTGAATCTACTTCATCTACTGACACATCACGAGCAAGGATTGTTGAACGCAATCCTTCATCTGGATACATCTGATTGAGTTTTTCTCTAGTTGTATCAATCCAAGTTGCAAATCCATCGCGGTCAACTTCTTTGCCAAAGCGACTTTGCATACGCAATCTGTACTCTTTGCCTGCTGGGCTATAAAGCCATTTAAGAATACTTCCAGTAGATTCGTTACGCAGCATCATGCCAAGAGGCAAATCAATTTCGTTGCGAATCTGACGGTTTGCAATATGAGTCAAAGCATTCATGTACTCTGCTCGGTCTGCTCGGTTAATCTTTACAAAGCGGGTACCGTCTGCGCGAAGGCGACGAGAGATTTGGCTTTGCATCGCCGTTGCAAGAAAGTTTTGTGCCGAATCAATCTCGGTCATGTAGGCACCGACACCGCGTACGTTAGGGTCTGCAAGACCCTGAATTGTATATTCTTTACCGCTTGAACTTACAATAACGTCTTCTTCTTGACCAATTTTCTTTTTACCAGTTTTAAGTTCTTGCTTACGAGTTTCGTAATCAACCCAGTCTGTGCGGTTCTTGTCGATAAGTTTTGCATAACCATTGACTACGTCTGCTCTTAACGAAAGCTCATCACTTGCATCACCTAGCGCAACACGTGCTTCATATAAAACATCTTCTGCTGCATACAATGCAGCCTGTGCTTTAGCAGCGCTATCGCCTTTAGCTTTATTGGCACGAGCTAATGCTTTTTGTTGAGCAACCTCTGCCTTATTAAAGATTCTTGTTGCTTCATCAACGTTTGATTGAGCCTTTTCCCACAGTGCAACTTTTGGTTCCATCTCAGCGCGGTAACGTTCAATTTCAAACTTTGCTGCTTTGGCACGTTTGCGAGCGTTCGCTTGTGGACTACCAGGCTTAAACCGCTTTAAAGATTCAGCAAGTAAACTTGAGTTGTATGCAACATTTTCCATTGCAGGTGCTGCATTGCGTATTAGCTCCATTGACTCAAGTGCCATAGATGCACGAGCCATAGGGTCTGCCATTGAGTTTTTTGGAATATAAGCAAGACGAAGTAAGTTAAGGTTTGAGAAAACCATGTTAGCTAAATCAAGGAACTCTCCAGTATTCATGCCAACCTTTGAAGCTATTGCTCCACGATATTGACCTTGAGTTACCTTGGTTCCTTTGCCTGCTGTGCGCTTTGCATTAAGAATTACTTCTATTTCAAGTCTGCGGAAGTCAAGCATCGGAATAATGCTTGCTTCATTTGACACGGAAATAAAGTTCTGAACGTTAATTGAACCATCTGCATCAGGTATGATGCCGTTCTTAACTGCATACTGCTTAAGAGATGAACGTGATTCGTTGGCTTGTGTACGCCAGCTTTTAATAAGGTCAATTGCGTCAGCTGATGTACGGATACCCTGAAGGTCTGTTACACCATAATGCTTAGCCAAGCGGGTCATAACGATTTCTTCAATTTGACCTAAAGCAATTGCACGTTCTGTATCATCTTGCGCCTTAAGGAATCTTGCTACCATCTTACGTTTGAAGACAGCACCTTCGGTTCCATTTAAAAACTGAAGACGGTTAAGGTCTGATAGTAAATCGCCAGATGCTTCGAATTGACGTGGGTTAGAAATATTAATCATTCCCTGTGGGCGTCCTGAGCCAGTCCATGCAATCGTACGAATTACTCTGTCATAAGTATTTGACTGATAGACAGTTGACTTCCATCCTTCGCCACCATCGTCGCCAAACATCTTAAGGTCACCATACTGTGACTGCAGTTGAATCTTCTTCTTAGCAAGGCTAAGTGATTCAATCACAGCAAATCGTCCTGGACGATAGCTTTCAATGTTAACGCCACGTGGTGCGTTATTAGCAAATTCTTCTAATGCTCTAGCAAGTTTAGGGTCTTTTGCTTTTTTTGCATCAAGAATGCGTTGCATTCTTTCTGTCATCTTTGGTGTTAAAAATTCTTTGCCAACTTCAGACCAATTAGAGATTGGAGAATTATTATTAATACCGTAGTCATCTAAGTGGTCTGCTTCTAGTGGCTTCTTGTCAAAGAAGCGAGCAAAAGCAGCAGCATCTCCGCGTTCTGCTAGCAAGTAATCTGCTACATCGCGGTGATTATCTAACTTAGATACAATCGTGGCAGTACGATATGGGTTTGATGTCTCACTAATTAAAGGATTGGCAGAAAGTTTAGTTAAATCTTTTTCATTTACCGCATCATCCACAAGTACAGAAAGACCGCTTCTTGTACGCTCGGCAGCTGGCAATGTTGCATCAATAACAACTTCTTCTAGTTCATTAGTGAACTTATCCATGTCATCTGTTGTGACAATACGCTTTGGTCCAACAACTTTTTTGCCAGTGTAGCGTAATGTTCCGCCGACACCTTTAGTTCCAAGTGCTGCTAATACTAAATCGCTAGAACCAGACGCAACAATACCCACCCATTCATCTCTGAATGCTTTGTCTCGTTGTTTATCATTGAAGATATCAAAGTCTTTATCAAGAAATGTTGTATTAGTTGCAGGACCAAGTATTGGTGATGCAATTTTGCCTACACCGCCAGCAAGTGCTTGACCCATAGAAATCTTTTCGGATTGCTTTTTAGCAAAACGGAAAGATTCAATAACATTACCTTTACCAGAAGCTAAAGCTTGTGGTGTAAGTAAAGCAGTAGATGCACCCTGGGTAATTGGTTTGACAATACGCTCACCAAAAGTTTCAAGTACGCGCATTGCAGGGTTAATTACAGCACCAAGGATTGGCTTCTTTTTGCCTGCTTCAAGTGCTCCCATTACTTTTGGTATGATTGCAGCTTCTGCTTTTCCTACCTTAGTACTATCTGTTTTCTTTTTAAAATCATCTACCTTAGAGGTCTTGACCTTAGAAGGCTGCTCTGTATAACGTGGGTCATTCCACCATTCCGTCATTGACACCTGGTGCAGCCTCCTTCTTTACAGTCAACTCTTCTAATAAAGCAAGTCGGTCATCATCTGATGGGAATTGCATCTTTGCAATATCCCAAGCAAGAGGAGCTAAATCAAAGCCAAGGTACTCAAGGTTCTCTTCGAACTTCTTGAGTACTCTCATTCGCTTTGACTCCTTAAATATCTGACAAATGCTTTCATAGTTCCGCTTGATTCTGGTGAATCTGCATAACGAACCATTAATGGCATGAATTTTGCAATCTTGCTTAGGTCATCTAATTGAGATTCAACTGGTGACTTCATATTAAGAATGCTGCTACCTGGACCTGGACCAGCATCAACACCTGTAGTAACAGGTTCATCTGGTCTACGAGTTGGTGCTGTTAGCGGAACTACTTCCGCTAATGGACTAGGTGACTTTGCCATAGGTGCGCCAGCTTGTTCTGCTTGAAATTGCTTTTGCTCACCATAGGCTGCATCAGGCAATCTTTTTGCTCCTTGTATATCAGTCCTTTTGGAAAACTTTCCAGGACCTGAAGGCTGCATCATTGACATTATTTACCCTACTTCTTCTTAATATTAACCTTTGTTCCAGACCAAATCATTGAGCCCTTCTTATACTTAGGGTCATTCATTAGTTTTGGATTGATTGCTCGTACTTCAGATACTGTAAGCCCAGCATTCTTTGCAATACCTGATAAGGTATCACCCTTCTTTACTGTGTATTTAGTGGTAGAACCACCACCACCAACAGATGGCTTAGAAGCTGCACCTGCTGCTGGACGTGTTTTAGAACCAGCCTTATATGCTGCAGTTCCTGGCACTAAGCTTTCTCCGCCTTTGCCATAACGTAATTTCTTGTTTTGATTTTCTGCCTTTGTAATCTTTTTGTTAAGTTCGTCCATACGTTGACGACGAGTTTTGCCAACAAGACCCATAGTTGCAAGATTAGCAAGGTTGCTTGCTTGTGTTACAGCACCTTCTTTAGCTGACATTGGCTTATCACCAAGCTTTGCCTTAAGACGGTTAATTTCTTTAAGGTCTTTGAATGTTGAACCTTTACCAGCGGAAACAACTTCTCCAGCAACCATAGCTAATGGGAATTTTTTAGCTGCAAACTTAGCTACACGAAATGTACGTGAACTCTTCTTAGCAACCTTTACTGCTTTACCTTCTGGCTTAGCAGTTGCCCTAGCTTTTTCTGCTTGAGGAGTTTGTGTCTTGCCTTTAGCAGAGTTAGCAAGTGCCTTGTTCTTTGCAGCAACACGTGCCTTTGCTTCTTCAAGACCTTTAGCCTCGTTACGCTTTAAATCAGCAAGCGTTACACGCTTAGGAGCTTTTGCTTCTGGCTTAGATGCTGCTTTAGCTGCTGGCTTTTCCTTAAATAGATTTGGATTAGCTGCTTTGGCTGCCTCTGCTGGTGTCTTACCTGCAGCACGAGCTGCTTCGTAAGTTGAAGGTTTAGCACCTGGCTTATTTGACTTCCAGTTTCTACGTTCTTCTGGTGTCATCTTTGCCCATGCTGCTTTATTGGCAGCAGATTTTGTCATCTTTGGCGCATCAGCAGTTTTTGCTGGAGCTTGTGGCTTAGGCGCTGTAGCTTTCTTTGAAGTTGGCTTCTTAGCAGCTGGCTTCTTTGTGTCTGACATAATTTCTTCAGCACGAGCTTTAGATACAACCTTGCCATTTTCTACAAAAGACTTACCTTTAGCTGAAACGGTTGACTTCTTAGTCGTTGGCTTCTTAGGCGCTTCTGCTTCTGCAGGAGTAGCCTTCTTGCCACCGTACTCACCAAATTCATCCCGCATGCTAGAACGAAACTTTTCACGTGCTGTTTTTTGAGTAGCTTCGTAATCAGATTTCTTGAGATATGCGTTTTTGCCAAGGTCTGTCTTAGCAGATTCTGAAACTTCTTTAGCAACAATTCTATCTTCGGCACTAATTTTTAACTTAGGGTCACGTTTTGCTGCTTGTTTCTTACCAGGAAATGCTGCCTTAGCAGCAGGTTTGGCAGCCTGCTTTGCCTGCCGATACTTTCGTGTGGTTGCCTTTTTGGCTGCCATGATTATCCTTTACTTAAATTACTTAGTGCGACGAATGATTGATTCAGCTCGCGATAATGTACGTTTGCGGTCTGCGATTCGACGTGCCTGCATTTGCTTTGTTTCTTTATCAGATAAACTTGTTGCACCTTTAGGGATAGTAAAAAGTGTATCTGCAGTTTTAGGGCTTTGTGCTAATTTACCAAATGCTATTCCTTGGCTAGGTGTCATTGGAAATTTATATGAAGTATTTGGATTATAATTATTTGGTCCTTCTACCTTAACTTTTTTAGCCATTGTCTTTTTCTTAGCGGTAGATGATGCAACTACCTTTTTAGGTGCTGGCTTTTTTGCTTTTGCCATTGTTATCCTTACTTAAGTTTGTTTTTGCTACCCTTGATTGTCTTAGGTGCCTTTGCTACGTCAACTTGACCTAGACCAATGCCTTTTCCTGCTGGCTTCTTGCCCATGATTGCTGAGCTTGTTGGTGCTTTTGTCATCTTTCCTTGCTTTCCGAACATTTTTTCTCCTTGTTTATGCTGGTATTTGACGAGTTACTCTTGCTGCAAGATTTGGGTTTCCACCGCCAGTTAGACCTGCAAGAAGTTCTTGCATTGCTGGACGTTGTTGTTGGAATTCTGGCGCACCCGCGCCACCCATACCCTGTTCTGGACCTGCGCCCATTCCAGATGCTTCTGGCATCTGAGGTTGTGCTGGTTCTGGCTTGAACGCTTTGGCAACCGCGTCTTCTAACGAGGTACCCTTTTTACGTTCGGCAATAACTGCAGCCATTTTTTCAACAATCTTCATTGGGTCTTGACCTTGCATTACCATTTGTGGAATTGCTTGAGCCATTGATGCAACTGACGCCTTGAGGGAGTCACGCATCTCTTCAATATCAATTGCTCGCTCTTCTTCTCCAGCATTGAGCGAAATCGGTAGATTGCGACGTAGCATCCCACGAGAGATTAGCTTGTCACCACGAGCTTGTAGACCCCAGACAAGTGCTCGGTTAGGGTCTAGACCTGCCATTAATCCGTATTCAACAGTAACTCCATAGTTACCTATGATGTCAGATGATGGCTTGTACTTTAACTTGTATGGAACTCCATTTGCTGTAGCAGATACTTCACGTGTTATGTTCTCGAAGAATGCTTCGTCTGTAGCAAATGCTAGTGAAATTGCTTGACCAATTGCTTCGCCAAGTACTGATTGAATAACTTTAATCTGTGAATCAAATCCAGCCATAAGTGCCTTGACACCTTGACCAGTAACGATAGAACCTTCAGCTTGACCTGCACGTGCCTGTGGGAAACGAGTTCCCAACTTCATTTCATCGGCTAGGACATTGTTTTCCGCAAACGCGAACTGAGGTACATCCAGATTAATACGACGAATTTTCTCAGGGGAGTTAGAACGAATAACTGAATCAGGACCAACGGAAAGCTGAGTAACGTCATTAGGCAAAGCAAGAGGAGCTTCAACAGATTTTTGGACAGCTTCCATAGTAAGGAGAGCCAAACGTGCTTTCGCCGCGTAGACTGGTAGTACGTCGTCGAATGACCCTCGGACTTCGCCATCAAGCGAAGGACGCTGAGCAATTGCAACTGGGACTTTACCGATTTTGTTTTCTGTTTGTGCAAGTACTATTCCTCCACGTTCTGGAATAAACATGACTGTTTGCTTCTTGTCTGACCAACGTACAACTTCAAGTAGCTGGTTGCTATCTCCACGAGAGAATGCACCTGTTTGTAGAATTTGATTAGCGTACTCAGGGAACTGAGCTGCTAAATCTCCCGCCTTACGATAGTAAGAACGAGCATAAACTTGGACATCGCCAAATCTATCAACGTCATAGTATGCACCCATGGAATTTTCAACATGGATGTGAGGACGTTTTTCTTTAAAGTTAGGTTCTACACGGAATACAACAAATCCGTATGTTGCCAACTGGTCTGCGCCACGCAGTAGTTCCGTTCCAAGACGAGATGATGCTACGTAGTAATTAGCAATCTTAGTTCTCTTGTCAGCCTTGGTACGCTGGTTATCATCGAGAGATGAATCGCCAGCAGCAGTAATGGTAGGTAGAACACCAGCTTGCTCAGATACATCACGAGCTACAACGTCGATAAGGTTAGCAATAATTGGTCGTGACCAATTTCCTTCTGGAAGCAACCCTTTGAATACTTGGTCTGCTTGTCCAGCACGAACTAAGGCAACATCGCGCATGCGCCTGTCGCGCTCGGAGTTTCTAGCTTTTAACTGTTCAAAAGCTTGTACAAGTTCTTTCATGGAATCACAATCTCGCTATTCGCTGCGCTGCAGCTAAGTCATCTAAGTTGACAATGTACCTAGATTCAATCTCATGACGAGGTGTGAATTCGTTTTTGAGGAAGTTGGGTACATTCGCTGAAGTAAGTAAAACATCACGGGCTACGATTTCACAGAACCATAACGCCATTACGGCGTCCATCTTTAATCGCTTGCCCTGTACTCCTGGTTGCCAGGTTACAAGTTGTTCTATTAACTTTTTAATATGTTCATTTCTTGAAGAATCAGGCAACTCAATTATGTTGTCACCTGCATGCTTCAAGTTGTTATTGGTACCGTCTCGCTTAACTACGGTTCCAAATAACGGAGCCAGAGAGGCTACGCCAAACTCTGGGTCTTGCTTATTATTACCAGTATAATGTGGTCGGTAATTAATACCACGTGTAGCGAGGAAGTTTCTAATTTCCTCGTCTTGTGTTAAGAAAAGCTGAAAAGCATTTGATTCCACAATGACAGTATGCGGTTTGTAAGCATCTGTCCATTCTTTTATCAAAGAGCGAATTGCTGCAGGTGTTGGGGCTGTCATGACGTGAACGTCCATGACGTAGCGTTTGTGTGTTCTGCGGTCAACTGCGTAAGCTACAGCTGCGGTGTCGCCAGACATCGCTGGGTCGATACCAATAACGCGATAGAAGTTCTGTGCATTATCAGGATGACCCGCTGCGCCTGCAATCAAAGCACCCGATTTTCTCATTCCATTGACTGCGCCTCTGACGCATGTCGGGTCGAAGATTGCATTCTCCGCGATATCGAGATTTTGGTAAACCAAGGACCACTTGGAAGGACCAGCCTCGTTGCGAACCGCCGTTAAGCGTTCGCCTGTCCATCGGTCAAAGTTCCCATTTTCGTCAGGCACATCAGTGTCTGTGAGGGGTTGCTCTGATTTTGCCCAAAGAGTTTTCCAATCCTTTGGATTGTCAGCGTACTGAAGTACTGCTGGCATGGACAAATATGACCACGGAAGGACACCGTCCGTGTAATGCGTTGAGTTGCGAAGTTCTTTATATAAGTCAACTGCTGATACGCGAGTACCAACAACAAGAAGCTGACCACCACCTGGTGGAAGGCGGGAGGCAACTTCTTGTCTAATCCATTCTTGTTGCTTAGCCCATTCATTGGCGTTAGACAACGTCACAACGTCGTCTAGCACAATTAAATCTGCACGTGCTCCATAGACCTGACCGCCCATACCGATAGCTTCAACGGTTGGGTCTTTAGCGTCATTGTCGCGGATATCTCCGCCAAGGTAAATCTTGTTAGCCGACCACTGGTCGGCGGTTGCTTTGTAACCATCTGCTGGTCCAAAAGCTGCCTGTAGGTCAGCGTACCGAGGATGTGTCAGTCGCTGCTTAATAGCGTAAAGAAACTTCTTAGCCTGCTCCTGGGTTTTCGAAATAACGATAACCGAGATATTAGGGTTCTTGACGATACGGTAGGTCACGTAGTTAATCGTAATGGTCATAGTCTTGGCGTGGTTTGGTGGTATGTTTACCAACAAACGAGCTAGACCAGCCGAGCCTTTTTCGTAGGTCATAGCTGGGTCAATCCAGCGGGGCTCTCGACCTTCTAGCATATCGACCACGTTAAGCATGTGGTCCCAGACTTTGGCACCAAGATATTTCTCGGAGAACTCGGCGAAATCTGAAAGATTCGTCCGAGCATCTTCTGCCAAATCGGCTGTTCTAAACCGAGCATTATCTATAAAGGCAGCGAAGCCTTGAGCTTCGCGCCGTTGGGTGTCATACCAAGAACGACTTCTACCAATAACTTTTAGAGAATCGGCGATGGTGCGCCCTTGGCGTACCAAGTCGATAAGTTCTTTACGTGCCTCTTCTGGGGTTAAGTTTCTTTCCAAGTCATCTCCAGTACCTGTAGGGGTCTACAAGAGGATAGACAGAGGTATCCCCACATAAGCATATTTACCAAACTAAGCAGGCGTTAAGCCTGCGTCTAAGGCTCAGTGGAACTTCGCCTTTATACTTATATAGGGGTCTAGAGAGTCGGCGTGTCTCAATAGCATTTGGAAATTATTTTTAGTTATTTTATATAACCGCAGGTCAGCAGCTGTTTCTGGTGAAAATATTTTAGGTGATAGTGGGGGGCGGGTGGGGGGTGGGGTTAAAAACCCTAGGGGTCGGCAGGGGCGGACGCACAAAAAAAGGGGCAAGGGTTGCCCCCTGCCCCGCATGAATTACGCCTGCGTAGGTGAGCCCCTCCCCCACTCCATGGTGTGGAGCGAGAGAGAGGCTTGACTATCTGTAGAGGGTTAACCCTCGTCTATCCATCCGTCCCGTTCAATGTCGGGCTCGCATACGCATCTACTTGGTTGGACGTTGATGCGCCCACACGTTGGACACGTTCTGAATTGTCCCTTGTCACTCATGCGCTCACCCGCTTGAGAACTACGCGAAGGTTACTCGCGACGATACTTAACTCACGCACTCCGAAGCTTTCGACTACGTCGAACACGATACCGACCTTGCCTTTACCTAGTGGAACTAGGTCACCTAGTTGAGCATACTTGAGCGAGGTTAATTCGAAATCTGGTACATGGTCGAGCGAAGGTACGTTATAGAAACTCTTAACTTCGTTAACTTCATCCTTGAGATTTACTAGTAAATCATCGTGTGTCCATGCTGTAATCATCTTCATGCCTTTCGGTTAATTCAACCAACCCAGCGCTGATTGAATGACACCAGAATACACGACCAGCCCCAGCATGTCAAATTCAGACGGACAGGAGGCGTGTCTTGAGCCTATCGTCATGTCATACATACATGAACACCCATCCACATACACATCGGCACATACACACACGCGCAGGGACATGCCTGCATGCATACGGATGGATGACAGTTCACGCGGATTGGTTACTAACAGGCGGGCGCCGTGATGCAGGCGCTACGCGCATCTCAAGATAGCAAAGCAAAGCTTTGCATTATTAAGGAGTGACCAGCCAAAATTTGGTTGGCAGATTGGAGAAAAGTTATGAACGGTTATGGACTCTATTGGGGAGACTTCCTTGCAATTGGGATTCTCTTCAGCGTGATTGGCATCCTACTCGTGGCTCTTGCATGGGACTACGTGGACATCAAGATAGCAGACCGTAGGTCTGCAGATATAGAGAAGCACTGGGCAACAACGATTCGAGAGGAACGATAATGGATTACAAAGTAAAACTCAACTGGCAAGAAGACGAGTTCGCATCTCGCGGAACAACCTACTTCGTAGAGTTCCTGAAGATGGATGACACTTCTCTAGGAGAAGTGGATGGCAACTCATGGCAAGAAGTATTCACCAAAGCGGTGAATTACCTACAAGAGATAGGAGAAATCTAATGGGAGCACGTATCAATTTCGTACTGAAGGTATACCCGACAGAGCAAGCACACGTCACGCTCTACTCACATTGGGGCGAGACTACTTGGCGTTACGATTTAGCAATGGCATTGCTACATGCCAAGCCTCGATGGGATGACCAGAACTACGGAGCACGAATAGTTGTTTCACAACTAATCGGTGACAACTGGAACAATGAGACAGGCTACGGCTTGTTCACAAGCGTTGACGGCGAGGACTTAGGGGACACCACTGTAGTGGTGGACTTTACAAATCAAACAGTCAATGATACAGGCAACGAACATTCGTTCGGTGCTTTCATCGAATACCAAACGGAAATGGTGGAATATCATGGGTAACGCAACAGCGCAAGACTTAGCAGAGAATGTCATAGACATTCGTCAATCAGTGGCGATTCAATTGCGAAGCAATCACTATCCGCCAGTACCTCTCAGCATGGTGGAACCATGTATCGAAGCCATCTATGCAGTATCGGATGGTGATACTCATAAGAGTATCCAACTACCAGACGGTGTCGAGTGGCGTGGCTACCCGACAGCCCCTGCATATGCCATCGTCGAGGGGCATCATCTCGAACCATGGTGTGACTTCGACCATCAATAGATAGCACAGCAAAGCTGTGCATATATATAAGGGCTAACCAACCAACCGAAAGGAGCAACACAATGGCAGGACTAAAGCGTTCCAATGACCGTAAGGTCACCAACTTACCAACACCAAACGGCAAACGCTCAGCAATCATGAACACGTTCGGCTTACCTAGTGGTAAGCAGTACTCATGTCCCAACGCCACCAGTATATGCGAGAAGATTTGCTACGCTGGAAAGTTAGAACGTATCTATCCCTCTGTGAGGGATGTGCTACTTCATAACTGGAATCTCTTGAAGGATGCAGAGTACGACACTATGGTGTCGCTGATTGATGACATGGTGACGGCATTCGAATACGATTGCAAAGCAAAAGATGCAGAACAAATGTTCCGCATCCATTGGGATGGGGATTTCTTCTCCGATACCTATGCCAGAGCATGGCGTGACGTAATCGAAAAGCATACTGATACCCAGTTCTGGGTATATACCAGAGTTCCATCTGCTGCTCGTTGGTTAGATGGGATAGCAAACTTGTCGCTGTACTTTAGTACAGATGATGAGAACAAAGACAGCGCTGTCTATCTACGAGAGACAGGACAAAAGATAAAGGTTGCCTATCTGTCTGAGACTTTTGCTGATGCAAAAGAGATAATGCTTAGCATGACTGGCAAGGTGGGTGCGAAATGTCCAGAGAATCTGGGTTCAATCCCGCTAATCAGTACCGAAGGTAGTGCTTGTGCTACATGCCGTCTATGTATCGACGGTAAATCCGATATCCGATTTGCAATAGCAAAGAAATGAGGGCAGACATGAACACAGTAGAAGATAGTGTGGCTTTACTTAGTAAAGCTGCCGAATCATTAACAACTTATCGCACATCACTAGAGGTATGGCGTTCCGCCATGACTGACCTAGCAATCTGGCATTCACTAGAAGCCATGCTTGCAGACCAAGAAGAGTACGACATCGCAACCGTATTCACACGAGATGTACTGATGGCGTGGATTATCCGCGACCATTGGCAACCAGTATCTATCGATGAGGATGGATACGAAGGTATCGACATCGCAGTCAGAGCCTATCTAATAGATAGCAAACTGGCACTAGACCCACACCACATGGAGGAGGATGAAGATGACGAATGACAGCATAAGTTGGGGTGAGTTAGCAGAACTAACTCATCAGATACAGGTAGAACGCTTTCAATTCTGCATGTGTGAAGACAATGAAGGTAATGAGAATCCATACGCAGACTGCCCGAAAGGGGAAGGCAATGAGTAAACATATCTATGATATGAACGCTGAAGAACTGGCTCAACTTGTGTGCTTCGGATACGAGGGACACCCATGTACCAACACGATGGATGAATATGGCTGTCGGAATAGCATGAAGGACAACGAACCATTCTGTTCAGAATGCTGTGCCGATACGAATGACGGCGCATGCTGTGGATAACAGGCGTCAAAGATAGCATAGCAAAGCTATGCATATATATAGGAGGCAAGACCAAACCCAACCGAAAGGAAACGATAATGACAGCAATAGAACAAGCAGTACAAGAAGCAGTAGGCATAGCATCACTCAGCGAAGCAGATAAACTGCGAGTTGACCTTGAAAGCGCAAGCACCACAGTCAACGCACTCCGCGTCGCCGTCAACAATCATCGCAATCAAGTACGTGATTTATACACAGCACTCAACGACACCATCCAAGATGGTGGATGTGAAGAGACAAGCAACATCACCTTCGGTGAGTTGTCCGAGATACTCAAAGATGTATTCGGTAGTGAACTGGTGTTCACTAAAGAGTACGAAGTGCAGGTTCGATACACCATGTATGCAACGTTCAAGATAACAGCAGCATCTGAAGATGATGCTCGTTCAATCGCCGAAGAGATTGGTATCAGCACAGACCCAGAGTGGGATATCGATACCGATAACACAGAGCCAGACTCATGGCATATCGATGACACACGTATCGACTACATACAGGAGGCATAACGATGGCAACAATCAGACGAGGTGCGACCTGCCCCAATGGGGCAGTCATCGTCGACGCTAAAAACTCATGGGTAGATGGTGAGAAAATCATCCTCTGCCTATGGCTGAAAGACATACAAGGTAGCGAACCAATGCTACGAAACGCTGACCCTTACGTAACTTGGAGGGCATACCTCCACCCAGATACAGGGGAAATCGTATGTAACACTGGTCATTACCATGACAAACTCTCCGATGCAGTTGTTGACTTTGCCAGCCGTATCTGAGAATATATTCTCACAACCAACCCGACCCGAAAGGAAATGATATGACAACAAGAACAGAACGACGCCAAGCAATGAGCGTGGCAGGTTACGAAGTAACAGCAACATCAGCACATGATGCAGCAGTACAAGCAGGACTTGACTGGCAAGTTTCACTTGCTGAGGTTGAAGCCATCGCATTAAACAACGACGGCGTTAGCCGTCTGCCAGTACCGAATACATTCGCCACTGTACGTACCGATAAGGATGGCGGACAGTCTGTACTAGGTACAGTTGGTAGCCGATACAAAGTATTCCAGAATGATGAGATGTTCTCAGCGTTGGATGCACTGGTTGACTCTGGTGAAGCCAGATATGCAGCAGCTGGTGCATTACGTGACGGTGCTCAAGTCTGGATGACACTTGCACTTCCAAAGGAAGTGAAGATTGCAGGTGACCCACATGCAGGGTACTTACTAGCACGAACATCACACGATGGTTCATGTTCACTTGGTATCCAGCCAATCGTTAACCGATTGTTCTGCACCAATCAAATCTCTGGCATCTTCCGTAAGGATACGAAGTATTCCTTGCACCACACAACCAACGCTAACCTCAAGGTCAATGACCTTCGCAAGATGTTAGATGTAATCTATACTGGCATCGAGACATATGAATCTGTGGCTGACCAGTTGTTGAATACAACTGTAAGTGACAATCAAGTTGAAGCCATCTTCAAGAAGATGTGGTCATTACCTAGTACAACAGAGTCAGCACCATACTTCCGTCTCTCCACAGGGGAGAAGCGCCAGTTCAACAAAGCAACTGAGGCTCGTACTCAAGCAATGAATATCTACCAAGGTAGCACTGGTACACAGGAAAACATTAAAGGCACAGCCTTCGGTGCTTTCCAAGCCATCGTTGAGTACGTCGACTGGTTCAGCCACAAATCAGGAGCAGTACGTGCTGAACGTGTGGTGTCTGGTTCATTCGACCGAACTAAGAGCAAGGCTCTTGAACTAATCACGAGAGGGGTATAACTATGACGGAGAATCCGTTACAAAAATATGTAGATGAGTTTGACCAAGAGGTTGCTCAGCCTCCGCTATCAGCGGAGGATGGGCAGTACCTACTCAAAGCTTTGGATTATCTAGCCATCTACTCAGAAAAAAATAATCAACCAGAATTGGTTGAGCAGCCACGTCATGATGAACTAGAAGTAACCATGACTGCCGTCACCCTGTATTCACGACAGGAGAATACCGATGGGTAAACTTGAGAACAACACCACGTTAGTGGTGCGTGAACCATCGCTAGTAATTAGACCTGTCGCTGGATGGTCATGGTATTGTGGATATCATGATACCTATGGTATCGGTGACGATGAGGACGAAGTTCTCTGGATGGCTGGTGCTCACATGTACTACAAAGAAGCAGACGGTGATGTCTGTGAAATCTATACACGAGAATGGGAAGTGAGGAAAGAAGCATGATACATATAGCAAGTGTGGTTCTTATCTGTGCTTACTGCAATGCAGAGATTGAACGACGCACAGAACTAGAAGCAACCGAAGCACTGGCTCACCATCAGCAGTACGTCCAGTGTATTAAGAACTACTAATGGCACGACCACGTCCAACTGAAATCAAGTTAGTTGCTAACTTGTTAGACCCAGACAACACAAACTCCGAAAGTGCTAGCGAGTTAGCGTTAGAGATTATCGAAGCTCTTGATGTATCAAGAGGTAAGCGTGACTCTTATGTACTCGTAGCACAGCTTGCAAGGTGGGCTCCAGTTCAAGCGTGGGGTGAGTTCAACACACAACTACAAGCAGAGAAGTTTGTTAAGCATCTGACTGCCGTAGATATAGAAGGCGATGGGGGCAGAGCCCTCATCGTCCACCTCGAACAACCAGAAAAACTATTAGAACGGATTGGAGAATCGAAGAAATGATTACATTTATTATCGCATCAGCAGTAGGTTTCTTTGCCTATCGGTTGGGTAAGAAGAAAGGCGAAGCCGATATGTATCGGCTTTGCTATGACGCCGAACAAACCAAGAGAGAATTCTTCTCAGGCATAAGTCGGTGGTAAAGGGAGAGGCGGGGGATTATTCCTCCGCCTTTTCTTTTTCACGCGCCTGTGCCTTCATGCTATTCATCATCGTAATCCAATAGAGTTTATAGAACTCTTCATCATATGCAAACCGTTTCATATGCTTAACCCCAGCACCAGTATGACCATACAATGGGACGCCTGCTTCCTTCATGTTCATGAAGAACTGGATATCCTCACCAATAAATCTATCCTTGCCATCAGCGCTGCCACCATCTGTCTCTAAGAACAGTGGCTTATCGCCATGGAATTCTCGTATCTTGTCAGCTGCATTGCGATGCATAAGTAAGAAGCCAAACCCAGCGTAATCAATCTTAAGTAATTCATTCGGTGGCAAGGGATGGATGTATGACATGCTGTACTTATCATCCTCCGATGCATGAAACAGCGCAGCATACGGCTGCATGATAGAGCTTTCCATCTGCTTACTAATGTAATAGGTTCCGCTAACAACAGGTCGGTTGACTGGGTCAGCTGAATCCCATACCAACTTAAGCGCCTCGTTCGTAAGAACGATGTCGCTATCTACCCAGAGTATCCAATCAAAGTTAGTCTTCTTATGCCAAGTATCGAACGCTGTCTCACGTTGCCTGCCTATCTGATTGCCTTGCACACGCTGAGCTGATGTGATTGGTAGACCCGCAGTTAACAGGGAATACACCACACCTTCCATGAACTTGCCATCAACAGTTCCATTGTCACACCAAGTCAACATGATTTGATTGTTAACTACCTTTGGTGTTACCTGCTTAGAAGGATTGCCTGACTTACCCAATGCTACTACCTCCTGCCCATCCTCCACCTTTAAAGTGGATAGGTGCTGCGACAAACAGCTTAGTTAATGTGACGTTGCAGTCTTCACATTTAGGAAACTCTTCCCCATCTTTGATATTAATCTCTGTAACTTTCTCACAGGTTACGCATTTGAAATCCCATGTTGCCATTAGTATGGTGCTCCCCCTCCAAGTAGTTCTGATATGTCTCGTATCCCTCGTGCTGATATCTGTTCTACTCGCTGAGGTGAGATGTCCCAAGCTGTTGCTATCTCCGTTAATGGCTGGTCGTGAGCGAAGCGACTGTTAAGTATCCCTTGTGTACGTGGGTCCAGCTTCTTCATAGCTCTGTCAACATCAGCCAGCATAGCCAGCAAGTTGTTACCTTCGCTTGCTTGCTTCTTAGCTTTGATGCCATGTACATCTGGGTCTAACACTTGGTTGGTTAGATGTGCATCTTCGGAACCAAGAACTTTAATTAAACCTTCAATCATTTCAATACGATAGTAGTACTCATCACCAAGCTCATAGCCAAGAGCTCTTGCCTTTTCTTTGCGAGCGTATCGCTCGCCTGCTCTACGCATGAAAGTAGAGAAAGCTTTGTAACCCATTCGTCTTTCGTTCTCTTCTTCACGCATGAGATACTCTTTGACTTTGTCTTTACGTTTCCAAGCGTACTCATTCATAGCTTGCTTGATGTCTGCCTGCTCGGCAAACCTGTGGTATTTCTTTGAAATATTATATGAAAGTACAGATGTAATATCGTTTACTTGTTCCCAAATAGAATGGTCGCGGTTCAGCTCAGCCATGTGCCTTCACCAGATATTCAATTGACTTAAGCAGTAGAGCAGGGTCATCACCTAATAAACCAAGGGCGCGATTATGGTTACTGCAAAGTAATCCTCGCACCTTGCCACTCTTATGACAATGGTCGATGTCGAGCGCTCTGCCTTGGGGAGGTTCACCACAAATGTAGCAAGTCCCACCTTGGTCTTCGAGCATTTGGTCGTACTCTTCCACGCTAATACCGTAAGACCGTATGCGAGAACCACGTGCTTCTTCGTAGGTTTTATTTCTTTTGCGTGGCATACTTCTCCCAGATGCCTCGCTCTACCATTAACGCAATGATTGCGTAGTTGGCTATGTCAACGAAGCTATCTTCAAGTGCCTCGTTGTTTGGTTCAATATTGTTATAGATTAAATTCTTTAATCGTTCCAGCTTATCTGACATACGAACCATCAACCCATTGGTTGCACCACCAGGTGCATTCCATATATTAAGGGGACCGTAATCAATTTGCTTCATTACTAAAATAGATAGAAGCTCATCGTAAATTCCTTGAGCGTCTTCCTGGAAATTATCGATGGTTAGTTTGTTCGTTGCCAACGGAGCCCTTTCTAATCGTCTAGTGCATTAATCAATGCTGTTAATGCTTGAGCTCCTTGGTCAGCAATTATACTATTGATATCAGAATCAGGCGGTAACGACACGCGCATGGCTTGAGGTATTGCATCTACTAATCTGCGAGCCAAGTCCTGTCCTGGATTAGAACCATCTTCTTTAACATCGTTATCTGTGGCTACAATTACTCTACCTATGCCATCAAAACAACGTGAGAAATAAGGCTTCCAAGCGTTAACGCCAGCAACAGCGACAGCAGGATGCCCAGCAAGAGTAGCAGATATCGCATCAATCTCTCCTTCAACTATTAATACCTCCCTTACAGCATGAATGATTGCGTTGACATTATATAGATGGTGCTTCTGACCAGTAGGTATCATGTACTTAGGGTCACCATCATCAATCCGACGGAACTTGAACCCGACAACACCAGCATTAGTAATATACGGAATAGATAAATGCTTTTTAATTCTGTCTTCATGACCAGCAGCAGGTTCTTCCACGTAGCCCAACAGGAATTGTTGGGCGCCAGCAAGGATGCCACGCTTCTCAAGGTACGCCTCAGCTGGTGAACCAGCCAAAGAATTATGATAGGTGTGTGCTGCCTTTGTCCAGAGTTCAATGAGCTTAGGATTGGTTCTCACTTCTTCTCCTGTCTATGTGTAATGAATGGAGGCGCAGTATACACATCATTACGAGCAGCAATCTGCATTGCTTGCTTCCATGTTGCCCCGCCTGCCAGTGCGCCAAGAGCCCATGATGAGCCAGACCCTATCCCATACAGACCATCGTCACGCAGGTATACAGAATAGTTATCATCTACTTGGTAGATGGTGCCGTTGATTGCTAATAAAAATTCAAACCCAGCATCCTCGTCATCCTTACTTGGGGTATAGCCAGAATCTTTGATGCACTCTCTCATGCTAGGTACAACTGTTGTAATCATAAAATGATATTCATCTTTAATGTTAGCTGGGATAGTTGGTGGTTTCCACACGTGCTGCATCACATCGCATGGTTGTACGTCACCAGCACCAGCAACCAACCACTTGCCACGTTTAGTTATCTTAGTAACTATCGGATGCGAGAATGGTCTACCGCCTGCGGTAGTACGTGAGTCGGCTGCAAATATGCAGCCGTTGTCTTGTTGGATACCAATGATAGTTGTCACAGTGAAGCCCTCAATCTTGGTGGCGTCCAACGCCCACTTGACTTCTTACGTCCACGAGTTGGAGCAGACTGCTGTGATTCCTTGCCAATGTTTTTCTCTGCCCACTTACGAGCTTCTGGGTATGTTAGCTTCTCACGAGCCATGATTATCTGTATACCAGAACCACTTCCGCTACATGCATAACATACCCAGACGCCCTTGTCTGAGTTTACTGAAGCAGACTTACGTGAGTCGTCATGTACAGGACACAAGATTGATTTCTCCCCGCCAAGTGGCAAGGTCAATCCGTAATGACTGAAGACTGCTTCTAAAAACTCAGACTGATTCATTTGTTAATACCAATTCCTTTCCTGGTGGAACCTGTACGCCCCGCACCAAGTGTCATAACGATGAAGCACATACTTGTGTGCCTCCTGAGTCTGTTTGAGTATAGACCAATGAGGTTTCCCCCATAGTAGCTGCCATACTCCACGTGCTCCACTCGATTTGTTGAATGAATCCGTGTTGTAGCGACTCTCTTTGTACGCAATACGTTTTGCACATAGTCGCTGCTCTTTCTCGGTTACGAACTGAGCAATTGCATACTCCACCTTCTGCTCTTTTGTCATTACTGACATACGAACTTCTTGTGTGAGTATGGGTGACAACGCTTGTGCTGGTGAAACCAGCGCCATCGCTGTTGCTATGCCCATCGTTATCGCTAACCGCATAGTTACCTCTTTTCATTTTGTGAGTAGCCGTAACTTGCTCACTGATGTCCATTGTAACCTGCCTGTTTAAGCAGATTCACCCAGAGTTCCGCAGGCATTACTGCATACGACTCTGAGATATTAGAAGTGCCACGCTTCTTGATTAACACAACGCCTGTCTCTGCATCGGCATGTGTCATCTCATTCTCCAGTTCCCGAAGATACTGAGGAATTCTAATTGCTTTCTCATTCTTACATTCTATAACCACACCATTGATACCGTCAATATCTCCGACATCATCGTGTCTGCCTGCACCATATGCGCGTTCAGCGCATGGATAGCCCATGGTTACTAACCACTTAACTACATCACGTTCGTACTGTGAGCCTTTACGTTTAGCTGCTGATGTCATACGTAATCTCCTGGTATCAATGAGTCTAGTTTTATATTTAACTTACGACGTATCTTCATTCTTTCACGTGGTGTCAATCCACCCCATAGACCATACCCTTCATGGAGTACTGCCCAGTCAAGACATTCTTTCTTTACTTGACAACCAGAACATATTTTTTTACCAAAGGAATACATTGATGTATCACCTTCGTTCTCAGAATCTGGGTAAAAAAAATCGCTACCAACTTCTCTGCACTGACCACGTGATAGGTCTGGCATACGCATCTGTAACTCCTTAAGGTCGGCGGTTTAATCTATAAAGATTTTCCCAGTACTTTAACGCAACTTCATCCGTAACTGCAAGATATTGTAACCTTTTTCTTTTTTGCACACCAAGGTAGGCAAGTACATGCCACTTAATCCAAGCACCACGTATATAGATGGTTGGCTTAATCATTCTTTAATTCTTTCATCACATCTAATAGGTTCTCTACCGTAATCAGATAGCCCTTGCTTCTATTCGGTGGTATCTCACAAGTAATCTCTCGACCAAACTTTTTAATTGCATACAACACATGACCAGTTGGAACCATGAGCACACCACGTTCAAGTACGAACGCCCAGTATGCAGCTTTAGTTACCATCACACCTGACGGTTCCCAATTCTGGGAACGTCGATACCAGCATTCAACTTCTATATATAGGTTATTGGTTGACCACCATTTGCGGTCACGTTTAACTTCTACTGTGCCACCTTCGGTCAGTAGTTGATTTACTAGTGACTCGCCTTCTTGACCAAATCTAAAATCTAAATCAAATGACGATAGATTTTCTACTGCCATTGCGATAACGTTCTTGCTCTATGTAAATCAGATGGAGAGTTGTAAAGAACCATCTTGCTTGCTTCCGCCGATAAAGTTACATAGCTTTCTGCAGTTGGGTCTGCCTTGCCATGTCTGTTCTTTACAACAGCAACTCGATAATTAGAGGAAGCACTATCCAGAGCCACCGAAAGGACCAACTCTGGTAGTGCTGCCACCTTACCCATCAATGCTTTACGTGGTGCTGGGTAGTTCGGCTTAGACATCTTCTCATTCTCGGAAACGTGGTGCAGGACGATGAATGCCGATTCATACTCACGAGCCATGTAGTGAAACGCTGACATGGCATCGCGTAGTGCAGTCCACTCGTTATCACTTGCGGATGCTACGTTCATTAAGTTGTCTACATATACAGCAGTAGGTGCCGAACCATGCAATTCAATCCACGCTTCTATCTCCTCTTCAATGTCTTGAAGAGAAGGTGCTGGGTCGAACGCGAATCGTACATGGTCGGCACCTTCCGCTAGCGCATCCTCAAGGAGAACGCTTGCTTCGGTATCCATCAATCTTTCTACATCAGCAACATCTTTATTCATAAGTATTGCACCAGCGCGAGTAGCGATGGTACGTGAATCAGAGTCAGCTGATATATATAACGACGGAACCTTAGATGTAATTGCGTACCATAATGCAAGTAGTGTCTTACCTCCGCCTGGTTGACCAGCGACCAAATGCAATTGCGCTTGGCGAAAGACAACTTGACTGGCTGTGAGTTGAGGCAGGATTTCTGGTAGTTGATGACCAACTGGTGACTCGACACCCACTACTTGCAAGAGGCTACGCACTACTTAGCCCAGATTGTTTCTGCTTCTACGGCACCTGGTGAGAAAGGCTTCGGTCCCTTGGCTGGGTCAAACCAACCAACATAAGCCTTGCCTGCTTTTGATACGCCCTTCTTCTTGGCGTACTTACCGCGTCCGTCTGGTAGGTCTGGTGCATCTGGATGCCCATATGTCCATTCATTACCGTACCTATCTTTGACAACCTCGATTGATTGTACTGTTGTTCCTGATGTTACTGGCTGTGGGTTTAGCCCAGCATCCTGCAACATTTGGATTGCTTGTTCAGCATTAGGTGTGTATGCGTTGCCTGTTGGTATAGGCAGTGGTCGACCAAGACGTGCTTGGAGTTGTACAGCCTCAGCGATTGCTTCGACTGCTGCTTCTAGGTTAGTTCTAAATTCACTAACGCTATTACCTCGGACGGTAAATAGGTCAGTTGAATTTAACTTACCTGTATACGAGAACATAGATTCAGTCATCTACTTTCTCTCCTTTTCTTTCCCTGTTGTTGGTAGTTGTAGTGGGAAATCTTTTGAGCCCCATGCGGGGCACTTCGCCATGAACGAACACATCTTACAGTTTTCACCAACGAATGTTGGGAAGTAACCTTGCAATACTGAGTGGTTCATAGATGTAAACGCATGTTCATAGTATTCAATACTGAGGTGGGTTAAGTCAATCAATTCATCAAGCTCGCCTTTGCGAGTCATAAAAAATGCGCCCCACTTGGGGCGAATACCAAAAATCTTTTCAACACCACTGGCATACAATCCATTTTGGATTACACCGAACGGTGTCCTGGAACCAGTCTTATAGTCAACGATAACCAAGTCTTCCCCTACTTGGTATATCGCATCAATAATAAATCGAACAGGTGTACCCCCGAAATGCACATCTGCTGACCATTCGATTCCAGGACGACCATCAGGCATGGTAGCGATTTGCCAACCAGATTGCAACATCCATTGATGGTATGCCTCAACCTGCTTTAGCCCATCGCTTTGCCAGAAGGAGAGGTCCTCACCGTCAGGACGAGCAGCGGTCTTACGACCAGCTACCTTCCATTCTGATGGGGGTAACCCCGACTTCTCCTCGACATCTCTTACTTCGGCATTGAATATCTCAAGCCATTTCTCAGTTAAACTCATCGTACTCTTCCTCTGGTCGGTCAGGTTTCACATAGTCTGGATGGTCAACTGGTGTGGGGGTTGTCATAGGTGAACCGCAATCAGCACAGAAAGAATCCGTGAACCACATGACCAAGTCGTAGTCTTGGAAGATAGCCCTGATAACCTGAATGTTTGAACCGCAGTTCACACATTCATTACTAGGGATACCTCGCTGGTCAATCAAGTTGTTGTTGTTTGTAGAGCTCATGGTTTAACCATTCCAACATAGAGTGGACGGCAGAGCCAGCAGCAAGATACACTGCAGGCTTCTCTGGGACCATGGCTATCTTGCTCAGATAGTATTTCTGAGGACAGGATTGCCAAGTGGATAACTGACTATACGACCGATGAGGAGGAAGTTGATTCATACCGTAAATCATACCAATGAATTACCAATCTGTGTCATAGACACGCCAAATGTTATTACCAATAATCTGATAGGGTTGAGGGGTGGTGGGAGGGAAAGGCTTGCCCGATGGCAAGCCGTGGTAAGAAAAAGAGAAATAAAAAAAGAGGGGGACCATTAAGTCCCCCTCCTCTTCTATCTCCTACCATTCTGGTGGAGCAACTGCGAGCGCATCCAGCGTGGCTATATTGATGCACCCGACTGCTGGGATGGAAAGCCGATGCTGCAAACCTCTTAGCAATTCAGCAAGGGGCGCATCTAGCACATCATCGCCAGCAACATTAAGAGCTAGCCTGACTTGATTGACTAACTCATTTCGTTCGCCTAGTGATACCAGTGGTATTAACTTGTTATCTTCCACTACTGGATTGCTTGTTCGTAATCGATTGTCTGCAACTGGATGGTGACTATCCCACCAAATCCTTTAGCAAACGTTGGAGGAGATTGTTGTTCGAACTGAATAGCTCGGATGACACAGACTCTTTCCTCACCAGAGGAGAAGTCTTGAAACAGTACGGCTCCACCGTTTTGTTCGATACGTTCTAAATATCTAATACGTTCCCAAGGAGTGCTTACGTTAGTGACGCCGTTAGAGTCACGTTCTTCCTCGTAACACAGCAATGGAATTGTTATTGTTCTTGACCGAAGTGGCGCAGGCAATGCTCGACATTGCCACTCTTCAATCGTTGGACCAGAGGTTGCACTTGACGTACTACGGTTAAGGGTCAAGGTTATATTGAAATGGTCAGCTGGTTGCAGTCCAGCTGAAAGTTGAATCTCGCTAGACATATTAACTGCAATGGAGTCAACAGATGTTTCATTACCTTCTTGGTCTTCAACTTTAAATCCAACTGTTCCAGTACCAGATGAACGGACAGATAGTGAAACTGGTTGCTTGCGTTCTGCTGTGCCCCAGCGAACCCAACCAGAACTAATTGTTCCGCTTGTTGCAAGCTCGGTTGCATGTTCAAGATAAATGCCAGCTGTAGTTGTTATGAATTTTCTACTACTAGTTCCAATAAAAGCAACACCAGTTGGCGCAGCTGCGCCAATAACTAAATCAGAAGCGTAAGCATAACCAACATTAAGGGGTACGCCTAAGTCAATTCGCCATAATCCATAGTTAAGTTCAGAGTTTGTCGAACTTTTGGTTGCATATAAATAGTTGCTATCAAAACTTACATCTTTGATTTCATCTTCAATAACCAATGCACCTAAAATAAAGGTCGTTCCATCGGTTGATTGATTGCCAATACGTAGACCTCGGTTAGTGCATAGGGCAACATACTCATTGAGATACATTCTCATTTGATTGAGAGTCTCACCACGTGGTAGTTCAGCAATAACATTTGCTTCATTGATGGCAGCTAGTGGATTAGCTAGGTCAATTGAAAAAGAAATTACACGTGATATAGCACCCTGTGTGTAACCAGCAACAATTGCACTGTTTAGTTCCGTAATAGAATTAACTACAGTGGATGTATTGGTAGTTTCCCATCGTTCGTTGGATGCATTAATAGTTGGAGTAGGTGTTGTGTAGGCTCTAGCTACTTCATAGATTCCAACCTCAACTGTGCCTTCCAAAGCTGCTACAACAATACGTTCTTTGATATAAGCAATTGTTTGTGGGAACCATGCAGCTGCTACATATGTAGGATGGTTCCATAATTTCCGAACAACACCTGCAGTTGTTACATCATAGATTCCTTCAGTTGCTGCAACAATACAATAGGTTCCATCTGATGTAATGCAATATGGAATATTGCCTGCACCAAGGGTTATGGCTGTATGTGTATTAGCTGATTGACTATAAAACTTTAACGTTGAGCCTTCAATATAAAAAGTTCCACCAGATACGGTTACTGGATTTATTACAGATGCAGTAGTTGCCTGGGTTGTTTTCTTAAGAAGGGACATATTTCCTAAATCCCAAACATCTACGTTATTAGATTCCCAAAATTTAAATAAGTCACTTGAGTCTGCATCGTAATACTCTTCTCCAGCACCATGGTGCCATGATGTAGCAGTACGTAACCACCAGTTAGATAAGGAGTTCTCACCAGCAGATGCACCCTGGTCAATACGTTCCTTCTGGTATGTTGTAGTTACACGAGTGATACGGTTCTGGTCTGTTGCAGCAGATAGCCATGGCGTATTGCCGATAGCATAACTTGCAGCAAAGTCTTCACGTTTGTATTTAACTAAGGCAGTCGGAATCGACTGGCTTAATATAATCGGTAGGTCACCAACAAGTTCTTTGTTATTTGTTGCCACGAGTTATCTCCTACTTCTTGGATGGACAGTGCTTACAGCAGTTAGATGTATCTTCTGCTGGGTATGCTTTCTTAGTCGGTACAGCAGCAATTGCTGCTTTAACCTGATTAATTATCTTAGGTTGATTCATCCACCAGAACCACGGAGAAGTATCGGTACCCATAGTGGACTCAATAGAAACATGTAGATGCTTATTATGAGGATTACTCCCAGTGTACCGTCTGTTTCCCAGCTTGGATTTTTCTTTAGACCAAATCTTTCCCTGAAAGATAAGGTACTTAACTCTTTTATCTTCTTTAAGTTTCTCAAATATTTCCTTACAGTCAATACCATTATCTGGGTCATGGGTAAGGTCTGCTGCTAGCCCAGTATTGTGGTCCGAGTTCGGACTTTGACTGACATGTGCTGCAGATGGTAGAAGACCATCGCTTGCTTTCTTCCGCTTTGGTTGCAGTGCCGTCGCTTGGCGCAGCACAGCAAGTGCAGCAGGTGTGGCTTTCTTGACTACAGTTGTCATTCACGATTCTTTCCAGCTACTAGTTCATACAGGCTGTCAACACGAAGTTCTAATCTATCGAGTGAGTCACGCATCGAGCTGCCTGAATTTGGTTTCAATTCTGTGAGGTAGTGTTTTACTAACCAACGAACTGAGCCAGCAAAGCTGGCAACTATTGTGGCAGTGGCAACAGCCAAGCCAGCCCATTCGTTGGTAGACATTATTCTGCTCCGCGTCCGAAGTCTGTTGAAGATCCGTCAAGCCACTTAAGAACTGGACCAAGGAACCCTGTTAGAGCTGCTGTTCCCAGAACCTTAAGGTCCGTCTGACCAGCAAGATAAAGTGCGACAGCAGCAGATGCTGCTGCACGGAACCAAGATAATGCTATTGCTTGAAACTTTGCGTTCATTGTTTTCTCCTTAAATAAAAAACCCCGCCGAAGCGGGGTTTTTAATAGTTGTTATTATTCGGTTGGTAATTCAATCCAAGAGGTTGTGTCTTCATCCCATGAATAAAACTTGCCGTCAGTAGGCATTGGGGTTGGTGCTTCCCATAGGTAAGATTCTGTATTAAGAGTCCATGATTGGTATGGTTGTGGGGCTGCAAAGCCTATGCCATCCCATGTATATCCAATACCTGCATAGTTCTTATTTAACGGTGTTCCACCTAGAGAGTGAACTCCACCATATGTATTGTATGAGGTCTTAATCCAAGTGCCTGTGTATCGATCAGGGTTTGCTTGTAGGAAATTATCTTCAACTACATTAACTTGAGTGACTACGCCATCTTCTACTTTAGCCCAATGTGCCATTATTTATTATCCTTATCTTCTCCGTAAATAGCTACTGTATTTAGCAACTTAACATCACGCTTGGTGACAATGCCACCCTTTTCATCTAATTGAGCCTTTGCTGTAGCTTCATCATCTGCGATGATGTGTACCAACATGGTGACTTCGTATGAAAAACATTGTGTTGGTTTTGTTTCTTTAATCTTAGTTACATTATCTTTAGTCATTTAGTATCCTTTGTTAGACTGCATAACGAACTATAACAATACCAGAACCACCAGCACCAGAAGGGAGAGATGAATTATTAGATGCTTGTCCACCACCGCCGCCACCTGTGTTTGCAGTTCCGCTAAGAGGCTGCAAGACATCTTGGAAACATCCACCACGACCACCGCCACCTGAACCACCTGAACCATTACCAGATGCCTGAAGAATAGAACCTCCACCGCCACCTGCGTAATAACCACTTACACCAGTTCCTGTTGCACTTGCTATAGCAGAATAAGTATTTACACCAACTCCACCGTTGCCACCAACACTTGTTGTTCCTGTTGCACCTACTGCACCAGCACCACCACCACCACCAGAGCCGTAGTTTGCATTGTTGTTTGCTCCACCACCAGCGTAACCTTCTACTGGAGAATATGAGCCAGCGTTACCTGCTGAGCCTGTTCCATCTTCACCAGCACCTCCGCCTGAACCACCAGTTTTACCAGCCTTCCAAGTTCCACCATTACCACCACCACCACCTCCGCCTGTTGCACTATTACCTGCAAAAGATGAGTTAGTGCCGTTAGGGGCTTCTGTTGATGTTCCATTAATGCCAGCACCGCCACCGCCAACTACTGCATTGTATGTAGTTCCAGAAGCAAAAGATTGTGAAGAGAAATATCGTAGACCGCCCGCTCCACCGCCTCCGCCAATTTGACCACCACCTGCACCACCACCTGCAACTATTAAGTAGTCACAAGTTAATGCAGTTGATGGAACAAATGCTCCGTCTGATAAAAATGTGTGATAGAAATATCCACCAGAAAATACAATAGTTCCGCCAGTTGCTTTTGCAGTACCTGTATAAAATGTTTCGTCTGATAAGAATGTATGGTAGTAATAACCACCAGATGAAACTACAGTTCCACCGTATGCTTTTTGTGTAGCAGATTGATATCGGGCAATAACAATCCCAGAACCACCGCCACCACCAATGCCACTTGCATTATTACCTGCACCGCCACCGCCACCGCCTCCTGTGTTTACGGTTCCGTTTGTTCCATTACCCCCTGCAACACCTGCACCACCGCCACCAGATCCACCAGCACCAACATTTGCAACATACGCAAATACACCGCCACCGCCACCAGCATAATAACCGCTGTTAGCACCAGTTGATGTAGCACTAGCAAAAGTTGAATATTGTTTTCCTATGCCACCAATTCCAGCAGTAGTAGCACCACTTGCGTTAGTACCAGCACCACCAGCACCACCACCACCGCCACCGCCATAACTAGGTGCAGTAACCATATTTCCGCCAATGTTACCAAAACCTTTTCCGCCGTAAGATGTTTGTGTTGATGTTCCAGCAGAAAGTGACGAACCCTCTGCTTGACCACCACCTGAACCACCATTAAGAGTTCCCGAGTTAAATCCTTGTGATCCACCTCTACCACCACCATTAGCAGTATACAAAGAACCAAATACTGAATTTCCACCAAGACCACCACCAACACCATAAGTACCAGTAGCAGCACCGCCTGCACCAACTGTTACGGCATATGAAGTAGATAGATTGAGAGTATCGTTTTCTGAATAAACAAGACCTCCACCACCACCACCACCAGCAGTATAATAACCACCTCCGCCACCACCAGCAACAACTAACATATCAACAGTCAAAGTTGAGGGTGCAAAAGTTCTCATACCGCCCAAGCCTCTGGCTGAGCCTCCTGCTAATGTACCGATAACTGGCATTTTTAGATCTCCTTATTAGGCAAACTTGGTTTGTGTCTCAAGAACTGTAAATGTTGCTGATGCTGTCTTAATAATTGTAAATGAATATGCATCGATAGACGATGCGTTGCCAGCCGAAATTGTTGCTGGAACCTTTGGGGTTACAGTAGTTCCATCGATCTGGATTGTGTTTGGATAATAAGCACTAGCACCGTTAGTGTTAAGCCATACTACAGTTATTGCATCACCAACCGCTAGTGCAGTATTAAGGGATACGCTAGAACTGTATCGAATGTTAAGAGTATGGTTTGCTGTTGCGTTAGATGTGTAATACCAGATAGAAGCAGTCTCAACATTTAAGTTGATTGTGCCAGTTGCAGCAGAAGCTACAACATTGACATCTTCTTCTAACCCTCGAACTACTGTGTCTTCAAGGGTTCCACCCTTTGCACGAGCTAGAGGGAATCCACCTGCTGTGGATCCATCATGTACTACTACAACATCCTTATCAGTATCTACTGTCAATTCGCCCAGTAGTCCTGTAAAGGATGCGTGTTGTGCCGTAGTTCCTCTACGGCGTTGGAATGCGAATGGCATTAGATCGTTCCCCAATCTGCTAAGGAAGCCCAGTTAGCTGAGGTTCCGTTGTTAGTCATGAAATAACCACTTACACCAGAAGTTATAGTTGGTATATAACCTGCTGCCGTAGTGGCACTTGCTGCAGCAGATGATGCTGATGTAGCTGCAGAAGACGCTGATGTCGCAGCCGAAGTCTGCGATGTTAAAGCACTCGAAGCAGAGGTCGCTGCCGAGGTAGAACTAGTTAATGCATTGCTTGCATATACACCAGCAGATCCTGCTGATGTTGCAGCCGATGAGGCTGAGGTAGCAGCAGCTGACTGTGATGCAGCAGAACTTGTTGCACTTGTCTGTGCAGCAGTGGCTGATACACCAGCAGATCCTGCACTGGTTGCTGCGCTTGATGCGCTTGTTGCAGCGGATGCTTGTGATGTTGCTGCGCTAGAAGCTGAAGTAGAAGCTTGTCCTGCAGATGTTACCGCAGTAGCTGCTGATGTAGTAGCCGTTGCTGCAGATGCTGAAGCAGCAGACGCTGACGCAGATGCAGAATTAGCTGATGTTAAAGAACTTGATGCTGAAGTAGCAGCACTTGCTGCTGATGTATTTGTATTTGCTTCAACAGATGATAATGAAATCCATGTTCCAGTGGAAGTATCAGCGGTTGTGATATCACCCATGTCTCTAACGAGACCAGATGCAACTTGACCAGCAACTGTTGATGCTGAACCAGCAGCAGAAGATGCTGATGTTCCAGAAGATGTTGCGCTGGTAGCTGCAGAGTTGGCTGATGTTACTGCTGCCGATGCTGAAGCTGCTGCGCTAGTAGCACTAGTAGCAGCAGATGTAGCAGAAGTTAAAGCAGACGATGCAAATGTAGATGCGCTTGACTGTGATGTGCTGGCTGCGGTAGCAGAAGCTGCTGCTGAAGAAGCACTTGTTGCAGCGGAGGTAGCACTAGTGGCTGCCGATGTGGCAGATGTAGCTGCTGCAGATGATGCTGTACCAGCATTAGTTGCTGCAGTGGTTGCACTAGATGCAGAGGTTGCTGCCGAGGTTGCTGATGTAGCAGCACTGGATGCGCTAGTTGCTGCAGCAGTTGCACTGCTTGCAGCAGCGGTAGCAGAACCTGCAATAGTAGTTACGTATGCTAAGTTAGCTGCATCACCAGATGTTGTTGGTGTTGCTACGTTTGTAATCTTGTAGCTATTAGCATTGATGACACCAGCAGCGGTAATAATTGCTGCAGATAAAGTCTTTGTTCCAGTAAGGGTTTGTGTCCCACCAGTGCCGACAACGTCGCCTGTAATGCCATGGATATCAGTAGTTGCTACTTCGTGTTGGCGAGACTCGGTAAAGTCTCGAGCCGATACGCCGTGTTCAACGTTAGCACCAAAGGCGTGTGCCTTAGCACCTGATGAGTCAATGTTACGAGTGATCTGATAGGCAGTACCTACCAGACTGGTAACTTCGACTACTTCTTCATTAGCTGTATCCTTCTCAAGAATGAGTGTGTATGGATATTGCGCTGGAAGATTGCTTGCAGCAGCAAGCGTAAGGCTTACTGCTGAAGAACTTATCGATGCAGCAAGAGTTGTCTTAGCTGCATTCGAACTATAGTAACGTGCTTGTGTTGGCATTCATCACCTCTGGTACTGGATTATGTTGAGGAAGTTGGCTTGCTGCTTTGCCACCTCTTCCGCAAGGCGGACGGAGTAAAGCTGGAATAGATATTTAGCAGCAGTAGTAGATGCGCCAGCAGATACTGGTTGATCTAATGCGTCTGCAGAAACTGATGTGGCAATTACCTTGCCTGGGTCTACTGTTGAAAGTAGGCGATACATAGCACCAAGACGAACAACATCTTCACATGATGCGGGAAGACCACTTACTGTCAACTCTTGGCTATCTGTAATGGTTGTCGGATAGGCTGTGTACTGAACGTTAATACGAGCACCAGCCATAGGTGCTTCATTAAGCACAATAGCCTGACCATATGTATCTGTATCTTCGTCATAATAATTGGTATCAATACGCCATCTTTTAATAAGAGCCCATACTCCAGTAGCGTCTGGCAGTTCCCATGAAACACCAGTGATATCTACAACTGTGCTTGGGATTGAGTATGCGTATTGTGAGCCAGTAAAATCAAAGTTTGTTTCTTTAATAACTGGAAAGTTCATTCCTTTTATAGTCTCGAGCAATGCTCGTTTAACTTGTGTCCTTGGAAATAAAGGATTGTTTCTTACTATAGATCCAGACACATGGCTAGTTGCTGTAGTCCCACGCCATCCTCGACCAACAGGATTAGCTGATGTTCCAAGAATAGAAAGGTTACCGCTTGCTGCAATAGATTTCTTTACATATAAGAGTTCATCATCAATCTCAATGATGCCTTTGCTTATAGCTGATGCATCGTCAACTGCAATAGACAAGTCGTCACCATCAACGGTATTAAGTGCAATCGTTACCGATTCCTGGTTGCGGACATAGCCATTAATCTCACCAAGCGTTTGTTCTGTTAATTGATTTAACGTAGCCATTATGCTTGTAACGCCTTTCCTGCTTTATCAGACATACGGACAGCTTTTTCAATGTCCTTTATCTTGGTTGATGCTGGCTGAATGCCATCTTTCCTTGCGTTTCTATACGCATTAAGTTCTTTATTTGTAAGTTTGTTTGCTGCACTAGACAGAGGGTCTGTAATACTAAAGTTAGCTGCCTTGGCACACTCACCCCAGTTAGCATGGTCTTGGGTCTTACAGCCTGATCTACAATTAGACATTGAAAACGTAATCTCCGTATCCCGCTGCTGCTAGTTCTACTGCTTCTGCATCTGTTATGACGTTGTCATAACCACCACGTAATACGCGTTGGTATGTTGCTAGATCTGAATCCTGTGGGACGACTATTGTTTTCCAAACGCCACCAGTTTTAACAACGCTCTTACCAATAGGATAAGAAACAAACCATAGGTCATACTCACGACCAGGTCTGTATTTGTATGTTGGTCCACGAAATACCTTTGCCATTACCACTTCACCTTGTCTGCCCAATAGGCTGCTGACATAACACCCTTGCTAATATTCTTTGCATGACGTGCCTTAAACGATTGGCGACGTTGGCGGTACTTTTTAGTCTCGCCAGCTTTTTCAGGTGAACCTGATACACCCTGCTGACCAAAACGAATAGTCTTAATTTGTGAGCCAGATTTGGCTACAACAATGTGAGACTTTTTTAGATGCGTTGGTGTAGCTTTTGGTTTATTAAAACCAGATACACCTGCTCGTTTTAGCCTTGGGTCCATTTACTTCTTCTTTACTTTAGGTTTTCTAATTCCCGACTTGGCTTTACCAGATGCTGATAAAGCAATTGCAATTGCTTGCTTTGGGTTCTTAACTACCTTGCCACCTTTACCTGAATGTAAAGTGCCAGTTTTGAACTCATGCATAATTCCTTGAACTGATTTCTTTGGCATTATTTCTTCTTTTTAATCGCTGGCTTTTTAACGCCAGGCTTCTTCATATCAGAATTCTTCATCATCTTGCCATTCATCATATGCATGCCACCTTTTGTAGAACCATATTCTTTCTTACGTGCAGATGAACCTTCAGTTGTTTCGTGCTTCTTCATTGCTTTCATTGAAGTATACTTTTCATTCTTCGCTGACATCTTCTTCTTCTTCCTCAAAATCATCCATGTCATTCTCTGACATTGGTGCGGGAAATTCCCAGTCTGGCAATTGGCGAGTTAATAGATCCCAAGCTTCAGCATCACTAAAGCCAGCATCCATAAATGCTTTATACATTTCATGCGCTTCGTAGGCGTAAGCCTGGAGCGGTGTAATTAGATCTAACTCTTCGCTCATAATTTCCTTAAGTAGAGAGGGGCAGTTGCCTGCCCCTCCCCATCAAATTAAGCAGACGCGATAGATGACTTGCTCTTGATAACGTAACGTGCTTCTGTACGGAAGACGTTCCATCCAAGAAGACCCTTCCAGCCCGCTGGGCGGAAGCGCATCAACTTATCTGTAACTGGACCGATAACAGTCTTTGGCTCGTATGAGACAGCCTCAAGAAGAGCCTGCTTTCCAAGTAGAACTGTTGCGTATACCTTTGATGTACCAGAACCTGAAACAGATTCAGCACGAGGTGTTTCGATATAGCGAACCTGATCGAAGATTCCGATCTCGCCAGACCATAGGTTACCTACACCTGCTTCGGTGTATGTGTGAGGAAGCTGCCATACAGCAGATCCTGATGTTTGTGCTTCAGAACGAAGATCGTATGAAACATCTGGGTGGATTAGTGCAGTGTAGAGACCGCCTTCGCGTGTCTGAACATTTGCTCCACGTAGCTTTGCTACACCACGGCGAGCAAGTGCTGCTGTGAAGTTAGCTGCTGAAGTTGAAGCTGAAACATCTTGTCCATTGAGTGTTGACTCATCGGCAGAAGTTGTTCCTGTGTAGCGACCTGTTGCTAAGGCAGTTAACTTAGTCCATACAAGTGAGTCCAGTGAGTCACGCATGTTGAAAGACAACATGTCTGCAACTGCTGGATCGATTGCTGATAGAGACTCAAGAGCAAGACGCTCAGTTGTTAGAACAGCATTACCGTATTCGTTCACTGTTACGTGGACGCGGTTGGTATTGCTTAGCTCTACTGCATCTGGATCAGCTGTTTGAGTTAGTGCTGAAGTAGCACGAGATAGATCTGTGTAGACCTGAAATACGACAGTGTTACCTGGGTTTGTTACATCGACAGGACGCTTGTCCGCAAACTTGCGGAACATTGGTTCTGAACGAAGGTTAAACTCAATGTACTTGTCATACGCAGTCTGGATCAAGTTCGACATCGTTGATGTCGTTGTTGACGTGGCTGGTGTTGTTGGCACGTTTAATTCCTTCTATTAGGGTTGATTGTATTGTTACCGTTTTAAGAAGTTGGTGAGCTCTTCCACTGAAGTAGCGTTGCTAATCAATGAATGAATGTCACGACCCACTGATGGGTCGACATCACCATCTTCAAAATTCGACATTTGCTCAAATGCTTGAGCATCAGGGTCTTCTTCTGAAGACTCTGATTCATCAACGGCAGTAATGCCAAAGGCATCGCCGTATTCATTTAACCATTCAGCTACTGCTTCCTCGTCGGCTTCAATATCCGATGGAATAAATGCTGCGATTCTTGGATTGAGACCAAAACTTTCTAGTACTTCCCCGATAGCTGCTTCGTGACTATATGTCTGATACTCCTCAAGCTGTGAATCTCTCTCCTTGATTTGCTTGGAAAGTTGATCTACTTGCTTGCGTAGTTTCTTTACTAAGTCAGTACCGTAGTCTTCGGTATCGTCTTCGAACGTTTCGTACTCGTTATATTCTGCCATTGCTTTTTCTCCCTATTAGTTGTTGGACCCTCATCGGGTTTGCACCACACGTACTCCTCACAAGGGGAAGTGATTCATAGACGTGATGACTACCAGACTGATACTCGTTACCTGGGCTGGTCGATCAGGAACGGAACTTAGTTATACGTCAGCTTTTTTACTACGACGTCCAAGAGAGGACGCATCAATTGCTGATTTCTGTGCAAACATTGCACGTTCTTTAGAAGCTAATCGCTTCTTCTTCATTGTTACATCTGCGCCACCTGCAAGAGCAAGCTCTTCACGAGCTAGATCTTGAGTGCCACCTTGTTCACCATAGAGACCTGTAAGTCTTTGGTAATCGGCTTGGCTTGCAGCTGCAGACTGGAAGGCTGACTCTGCTTGAGCACCTTTACCAGATGTGTAAATTTCTTCTGCGAAAGCTTTGTCAGATAGTTGACCAGCACGTGCAGCAGCACCACCGATTTCGGCTGCGCCGTACATCTTCTTAGCTTCTTCGGTTGTGTACTTAAACTTAGAGTTAACTAAGTCAAAAGCCTTTTCGCTGTCAAGCATATATGCAGCAAGTTCGCCTTCTGTCCAACCGTAATATTCTTTAAGAGCATTCTTAGTGCTGTAATCAGCATTTTGCAAAGCATTCTTTGCAATATTAACACGGTCTGTAAGTTCGCTTACGCTGACTGAGTTTTCAATAAGACGACGGAAGTCGTCTTGTGTATCATAGAAACCAGTTGGTAATCCAGCCTCACGAAGAATTGATTCGTATCCTTTTTCTGCTTGGATGTATTCGTATGGTGTAAGAAGCTTATCGCCAGGTCGACCCTTGCCATCCTTCATACGTGCAGCAATTGTTTCATTTGCAGCAAAACGAGTCTTATATGCCTCACTGTCATAAATACTATTAAGGATCTGAGCATCGGTTGGCATAATGTTTTCTTCATATACCTTATCGATTGCCTTATTTAATGAATCAATAAATCCAGCACCAAGACCTGTGTTCTGAAACATCTTTAATACGGAATCTTTAGCACCAAAATCTGTGTATGTATCAACCATGTTGCCCATGGTTCCATCTGACATAACCTGCCAGACTTCTACAACTCCACCAGTTTTACGAATAGTCTTTTCGTATGCAACAGTCTTTGCTACTGGCTTATTAAATGTAGCCTGCATTGCTGCAATTTGATTAAGCAAATCTGCAATCTGTGTATCAACTGCACCAGTTGCTGCAGTTACTGGATTAACAAATGTTGTAGATCCGCCATAGGTAGCAGTCGAAGTGCTTGTTGCTGTACTTGTCGCAGTGCTGGTCGCAGTGCTGGTCGCAGTGCTAGTCGCAGTAGAGGTCGCGGTGCTGGTTGATGTTGCTGTTCCAGTATCGCTTGGTGTATATGGTAAATTTTCAATTGGTGCAGATGGTGCAGCAGGAGCTGCTGGTGCTTTTGGCAGTGGTGGCTCTGTATAAATCTTAGTGCCAGACCAAATCATAGAACCATTGTTATACTTTGGATTGTTATCAATTGTTGGGTTGATAGCAAGAAGTTCTTTAACTGTCATGCCATTGTCTTTAGCAATTTGCCAGAATGTATCTCCTGGTTTTACTGTAACAAATTCACGTGGTGCTGGTGCTGAAGCAGCAACTGTACCTGACTTAGATGCAGCGGAAGCATTCTTCTCACTAGCCGTCATTCCATAATCAGCTACTGCTGACGCAAGCGGTGAATAATCTCCGCCATCTGACATATAATCTCTTGGCATTTACTTACCCCAGGAATCCGAAGTCGCGGAGAATCGTTGATGCAATCTTGGTCTTCTCCTCTTTTGCTGTGCTTGTGTAATCCCAGTTGCCAGAACGACGAGCCATTTTCTTGGCATCGTAAAGGTTCATGGTTCCAACATTTCCTTTTTCATCTGTGTAGTTAAGGGCTCGTTGTACATAATCATTGTTAAGATCTAGTGAGTTAACATCCTGTTCCCATGTATCAGCAATTGCTGTTAACCATGGATCGGCTGCGTCGCGTAGCGTCTTGCCTTGAGATAATTGTGTTGTAAGACCAGGAAACATTGACATTGCTCGCTTTTGAAGTTCATTATCTAGATCTTCTGCGTTAAGAGTTCCAGCAATAAGACCTTTCATGCTGTTCTCAAACCAGCCTTCGAATCGTGTATTAGACATGCTGTTAGGGAAACCATATTCCCATGCTCGCTTGTAAAGCTCGTTGGCTACAGTCTCTAATTTGCCAGTTAGGTTATAGATTGTTTTGTCGCCAATAACACTCTTTTTGCTAAAGTCAATTGCCTTAGACATAATCTTATTAAGAAATTCTTGGTCGTAGCGAACAACCTTTCCATCTTTAATAATAGCTGACTGCATCATTTGCTGTGCATAATCAATAGCTTGTGCTGCTGTAATGTTTATACCATTACCCATAAATTGCTTAACAATGTTGCTTGCATTAAGTTGCAAGTCTGCAGCGTATTGACCTGGGTTAGTTTCTTTATAATAAGCGTATTGACGCTGAGTATCAGTTTGGTTCTTGTACCAAGTAGTACCCTGAATCATCTGAGTCATCAATGCCTCAGATGTAATTCCTTGTTCAAGGATTGAATTTAAGATATTCTTGAGGCTGTCATCAGCACCAATAACACCAGCAGCAATACCAAACTTGGCTTGTAATGTAGCCATGTCTAGCTTATCTACGTTTGTTGCAGCCTGTGTTGATGTACTTGTAGATGTTGCAGTAGAAGTTCCAGTACTAGTTCCTGTATTATTGCCACTGGTTGCATTGTTAACTGCTGTGTTTAAGCCAGTTGATGCACCAGACTGTGTTGGCATCTGAAGGACAGTACCACTAAAGATTGTGCTTCCGCCGTTATATTTTGGATTAGTCTTTAAGAATGGATTGGCTGCAATAATCTTTGCGGTTGTTGTTCCGTTAGCAGCTGCAATTTTACTAAGCGTATCGCCAGTTTTAACTGTATATGCCATTAGCCACCCACCACATTTCCAATTGCATTAGGATCTTTAAGAAGTTTTTCAACTAAACCTAAGAATGTATTTGCTGCAAATGACTCGGCATAGTCTGGACGAGACATTGCAAAGTTACGAGCAAACATTGTTGGATCAAATCCAGTAGTCTGTGTTCCAGTTGTTGCAGTTGAACCTAATGTATTCTTACCTTTAGGAGCAGTAGTTGTAGTTGAACCAGTAAATACTGAAGGTTCTTTTTTAGCTGCTGCATTAACACCTGCAGTGTATGCATCAATTTCAGACTGTGTCGCTCTGCGACCAAGTCTGCGCTCCATCTCATCGCTGATTTGTTGAGCAGCAGATGAACCACTGTACTGTGTAACACGTGAATCTTTCTGAGCCTGTGTTCCATACTTAGGACCAGAACTTTCAGTTCGATATAAAGATGGGTCCATTACATTAAGATATTCAAATGGATTACCACTGGTACTACCTAGTGATTGTGTCCAACCAACTGCATCATTCCAAACAACCTGTGCATATTTTTTAGCTATACCTTTACGTGCAAGATCTGCAATAAAGTCATTATATAAAGATTTGTTCTTAGTAGGTAGATACTTAAACCAGTCTTTAGCTTCATCTGGTGAGGCAAAACGTGCAGGTGGTAGACCTGGCAATTGAATGCCAGGAACGTTAGGAGCAAATGATGGGTATGATGAACTTGTTCCAGTGTTTGTTACAACTGGTCTTGTTTTAGAACCTGCTGCATACGCAGCAGTTCCTGGTACAAGGCTTTCACCATTGGGACCGTATCTTAGTTCAGCCATTATGAAGCCACCAATTCTGTACTTAGTTCGGGCATGTTCTCTAACCACCTTGCTGCAAATGTTGAAAAGTCATCGCTTGCAACTTGCATAAAGTTATAATGAAATTGCGAGAACTGTGCTTTAAGATCTGCTTTACGAGCATCGCTGCTCATTGCTTGGGCATACTGTTGTTTGAATGCGTTAGCTTGGGTTAACCAGTAGGCAATTTCTGTCCACTTGTCACCTTTACCATCGGCATATTGTCTCCACTTAGGATCATTAGCAATCTCCTGGATTGCTGGAACTGTTACGCCCCAGAAATCTCTTTGGCTTGCTGAACGATTATCAGCCCAACCTGGAAAGTCTGTTTGGATTGCTTTAACCATTCGGTCATACTCTGCTTTAATACCAAGTGATTGGTATCTAACTTGATATGACGAAGTAACTCCATATTGAGCCATAACTGAATCACGCCACTCTGTGGCTTTCTGATATTCAGCCCACCCACGGCGTGATTCAATGTCAACTCTTAGTTCTTCTGCACTCTTCTTTTGAGTAAGAGGAGAGTTATATCCGCCAGGGAAATTTAATCTCTTGTAGATTGCAGCGATCTCAGTTGAATATTCATCTGTTAACTCACCATATCCAGCAGATAACATTGATGCGTATTTAGTATCCCAACGACCAATCTTTTCAAGAAGGGCTGGGTTATTACGAATCATTTTAATATCTGAGTAGTTTGCAGCTACACCAGCAATGTTCTTTTGGTTTGAACCAATCAAAGCAATGGAGTCAATGCCCCATTCTTCTTCCATCTTCTTCTGCGCTAGGTCGTAGTCGCCACCAAACTGAGTAAGTAGGTCGCTGTAATACTGTGTAGCAGCACGAGTTACTGGATCAAAAGTTGTTGAGATAGGAGCAAAGAATTGAACCACAGAACGGATGAAAGACATATTACCTGCTGCTTTAGCAGCAACCGCCATGCTAGGAGGTTCGCCTGTACGTCCATTGCGATCCCATTCTGAATAAAGAACGCGATAGTTAGTAAACACTTCATCGACGAATCGATCACTACGCAGTATGCCAATCTTATCCAGTGCTGAACGTAAATAGCCTGGAGCAATTGTATTAACTGCTGTGCTTACTAGGTTGCCACCTTCTTGTGGGTAACCACCATAAAGAATACTGTTTTCATAAAAGTCATCACCAAATGTGGAACGTATGTTCTTTGCAATGTCTTCACCATGAATTGTCCATAAACCAAAAGGTGCTGTAAATCCATCTTTAACAAGTTGTGAAATTCCAACGGTTCCAAACCAAGACACGCTTGGATCTGCAATCATGAATTCCATTTGCTTTGGATTCCATTTAAGCCCACCACCACGTGAGTCTGTATATGGCTTAAGCGCATCCTTTGCCCACTGAGGGAGCTTGTCTCCCAATGGAAGCGGATACTTAACGTTTACCTGAGTCCCTGGTGGAACATCTGACATCTTTGCATATGTGTTTCCATCTTGGTCTTCGTATGCTTCAAAGTTATCAAAAGCATTAGCAATACCGTTATACCAATATGCATTCATTGGGTTCTTAGCCATCAATTTCATGGCAACTACCTGGCTATTAAAGAACGCTAGAGGGAATGACATTGCAAAACGAGCAGCGTACATACCATTGGTAAGGCGACGTGATGAATACAGTGTTTGTTCCACACGTGCTAGTGCATTACGATAGGCAACCTGACGCATCTGGTTATTAACCACTGCATCTGATGGGTCAATGCCAGCACGTTGTGCTGCATTGATAAGTGTTCGCATTTCATCTCTTGTGTAATTCAAGAAGAGTGGATTACGAACCATTCTATTTTCAGATAACGCAAGAACGCGCCATGCTGCATCAGTAACTCCAGCTAAATTAGCAAATCTCTTTTCAGCCCAGTTCAAATCATTAAGATTAATGTTTGGACCTTCAATAGACTCAAGTAGATCTGGTCTATTGCGAAGAAGGATTTCTGTTTCCTTGATTGAAACATCTCGTTCTAGGATAAGTTTACGTAGTTCTTCGCTTGGATACATCTTACGAAGCTTGTCGCTTGTTGTGCTAATCCATGATGCAAATTCATCTTGAGTCATTTGATGACCAGCACGTGATGACATACGACGTCGGTATTCTTTACCAGCATCACCTGTATAAAGCCATTTAAGAATCTGTCCGTCTGATTCACCACGCATCATCATGCCTAAAGGCATCTCAAGTTCGTTACGAATCTGACGATTAGCAATATGTGCTAACGCATTCCAATAAGGCTTACCCTCGTTACGCTTGATTGTGACAAATCGTGAGCCTTCTGCACGTAGACGACGGCTATATTCAGCCTGCATAGATGTACTATAAAAGTTTTGTGTTGAATCGATCTCAGACATGTAGGCTTTAGCACCACGAATGTTGGGATCTGCAAGACCTGCAATTGCATATTCTTTACCATTAACAATAATGACTTCTGCTTCTTGACCTAGCAGTTTACGATTGCGTAAAGCACCTTGTGCTTTAGCCTCGTCTGAAATAAGAGCACGTTTCTTTTCAATAAGAACTGAAAGACCATTAACAGCCTGTCCAGTGCGATCTAATTCATCGGTTGCCTTGTAGAAAGCATCTTGTGCTTTCCAAAGTTCGTAATCTGCTGCATGTTTTGCAGCATCTGCTTGTGCTTGTGTAGCTTTAGTAGCCTTTTTGGCTAGTGCTTCAGCTTTTGCTTGCGCTGTACGTGCTGCTTGCCATGCCATTTCGGCTGCATCAAAATTCTTTTGTGCTACTTCCCATGGTTCAACAGCAATTTTAAGATCACCAGCAAGGATATCCATCTCTTTGAGGACGGCTTTCTCTTGACGTCGTGATGCTGCGCTATTAGTTCCAGGAATCCAACGCTTTGCTTGTTCTGCACGTAGGCTTGTATTGTGAACAATGTTCTGTACACCAGGCATTCCGTTTTTTACAAGTTCCATTGATTCAAGTGCCATACTTCCACGAGCAAATGGATCAACCATTGAGTTCTTTGGGATGTATGCAAAGCGAAGTAGGTTTAAGTTGTTAAATACCATATTGGCTGTGTCAAGAACTTGACCTACAGCCATTCCAACCTTAGAGGCAAATGCTCCAAGCTCTTGACCTTTAGTAATTGGTGCTCTTGCACCAAGTGAACGCTTAGTATTTACAATAACTTCAATTTCTAACTTACGGAAATCAAGCATTGGTACAGTCTGAGCTTCATTTGATACAGCAAAGAAGTTGGTTACGTTAAGGTTTCCATCTTCATCTGGTATAAATCCATGCTTAGTTGCATATTGGGTTAATGTTTGGCGACGCTCACTAACTCCAGCATGCCATTTAGTAATTTGGTCTACTGCATCTTTGTTAGTTTTGATATCATCGATACCACGAACACCGTAATTATTAGCAAGTCTAATCATGACTTGTTGTTCTACTTGCGCAAGAGCCATTGCTCGTTGAGTATCATCCTGTGCTGCAAGGAACTTCTCAACCATATCGCGCTTAAACTTTGCACCTTCTGAACCGCGCAGCATTTGCAAACGGTTAAGGTCTGATAGTAAATCATTGGCTGCTTCAAACCTACGTGGGTTAGAAACATTGATGTGACCTTGTGGTCGACCTGAACCCACCCATGCAATAGCACGTACGGCACGATCGTAAACATCTGTTTGATATACAGTTGAACGCCAGCCTTCGCCACCGTCTCGACCAAATAGTTTGATGTCACCATACTTAGCTTGCAAAGCAAGCTTTTGCTTACCGAGGTTTAGCTTTTCTAATACGCCATACTTACCTGGTTGATAACTTTCAAGTACGCCACTAGTTGCTTTAGACATAAAGTCATCAAGTGCATCAGAAAATTTAGGATCAGATGCTCGCTTGGCGTCAATGATAGCCTGATAGCGAGTTGTCAACTTAGGACTGATTGCATCTAATCCAATTTTAGAAAAATCTGAAATTGGTTCAAATCGGTTAATGCCATAATTGTCAATATGGTCAGCAAGTACTGGCTTGCTTTGCATTAAACGCATGAATGCTGCAGTATCACCACGTTCGGCAAGCAAGTAATCTCCAACATCTCGATGATTATCAAGACGAGAGACGATTGTTGCTGTGCGATATGGGTTTGCAGTTTCTGAAATCAAAGGATTCGCAGCAAGACGAGTTAGATTTGTCTCTTTAACTGCGTCATCAATAAGAACACCAAGACCAGATGTAGGTGCTTCGCCAGTTTTGGCAGCAGCCCAAGCAACAGTATCCTCAACTTTAGCGCGGAATGTATTCATATCTGCAGTTGTAAGAATCTTTTTTGATCCAACTGCAGTCTTTACACCTGCACGAGTTATTGCTCCAGCACCTTTAGTACCAAGCAATGCGAGAGTTAAATCTGTTCCACCTGATGCAACAATTCCAAGCCATTCATCTCTGAATGCATTGTCTCGTTGTTTGTCATCAAAGACGTTAAAGTTGCTGTCCATGAATGTAGGAGTAATTGCATCTGGTAATACAGATCCAACAACTCCTCCTACAGATGTGGCAAGAGCCTGACCCATTGAGATCTTCTTGGCTTGCTGGGATGCGTATCTAAAACTAGATACGCCCTTGCCTTGACCAAGAGCTTGTGGAACAAGAAGAGCAGTAGAGACACCCTGTGTAATAGGTTGAACTACGTATTTGCCTACTGTCTCCATAACCTTCATGGCTGGATTTACAATAAAACCAAATGGACTATTCTTTGCCTTTTCAATTCCAGAAGCAATCTTAGGAACAATAGCTTTTTCAATTCCACCGACTTTAGTATTATCAAACTGTTGTTTCTTAAAAGAATCTACAGGTGAATACGTTGGTCCAGGGGCGGTTGCTGGTGTTTCAGCGTAGTACTTATCCCACCAGTTGGGAGTTGGTGTTGGCTGTGGTTGCATCTGCGACATTAGTCATTCCCCCTTCTGGAGCTGTAGTTAATTCATTAAGTAAATCAATGCGATCACTATCAGACTCAAAAGGAAAACGAGCTAAATCCCATGCTACTGGAGCCAACTCAAACCCAAGATACTCGAGGTTCTCCTCGAACTTCTTGAATACTTTCATTCAGTTTGACTCCGTAGATATTTAACAAATGCTTTCATTGTTCCAGTTGAATTAGGTGAATCTGCAAACTGCATCATTAGAGGTAGATACTTTTGTAACGCAGTTAAGTCTCCTACTTGTACATCACTGGGTGCTTTAAGTCCTAGTACTTCACTGCCTGGACCTGGACCAGCATCAACACCTGCAGTAACAGGTTCGTTTGGTCGGTTAGTTTGCGCAGATAACGGAATAACACTGCCTAATGGATTAGCAGATTTTGCCATTGGTGCGCCCGCCTGTTGTGCAAGAAAATCCTTTTGCTCGCCATAGGCTGCATTAGGTAATCTTTTAGCACCCTGCGCTGGGATATCTGGTCGCTTGGAAAACTTTCCAGGACCAGATACCGCGCCAGGATTGGGTTGCAACATAGACATGAATTACTACTTTCTTGAAGCTTCGTATGCTTTCGCTGCTTTAGATCCTGGTACATATGGAACTGGACCTGTATACATTGGCTTAGGAGCTGGCTTGTTATTAGGGATCTTCACTGTTGTGTTTCGATAAATCTTGCGAGGATCTTTAATTTTCTTATTAGCTGCTAGTAACTCTGAAAGAGTTACGCCAGCCTTCTTAGCAATACCTGAAAGTGTGTCACCGTGTTCAACTTTGTAATCAGTAGTTGTTCCACCAGGACCGATCTTAAGACCTTTACCGCCACCCTTTGGATACGCACCTGCTGGACGCTTAGGCAATGCTGTTAGACCTGCAGCTGCTGCTGCAGTTGTCTTTCCTTTTAATCCACCTGGAACTGCACGACCATAAGATGCGTTAGTCATCTTATCTTCACGACCGCGACCAAATGGCTTTCCTGAATTGATCATGTCCCAAGTTGTGCGATCCTTGGTATCTTTGCTTAATGCTTTATGAATAGGACCTGCAGCAAGAGATGCTGCTGTAATTGCAAGACCGACTTTACCGCCAGTTGCTTTCCATGCGCCTTTACCAATTGCACGTGCAACTGTGCCTGCAGTAACTTTCTTAGCTGCTGACTTAGCACCAGTTGTAGCAACTGTGCCTGCGCCCTTCTTTGCAACTACTGCAGGAAGGTTAGGTGTTCCGCCTTTAGCAATACGAACCGCTTCGCCCTTTGACTTACCTGACGCAACCGCTGCCTTGTACCTATCAACTTCTGCTGCTGTCTTAAGTTCACCTGCTGCTGCAACACCTGTTTTAATTTTTGGTGTTGTTACTGTTGGCTTAGTTGTTGTTGGCTTAGCTGTTGTTGTGCCTCTTGTTGCTGCCCAGTTCTTACGTTCTGCTGGTGTCATCTTTGCCCATGCTGCTTTATTAGCAGCAGACTTTTCTGCACGAGTTACGCCAGGCTTCTTAACGCCAGGCTTTGGCGAGAATCCCTTGTTAACCTTTGGAGGTTTATTTGGCGGTGTTTGACCACCACCTGCAGCAGCAACCTTTGGTTTAGGTTTTGATATTGTTTCAGCGGTTCCAGAAACTGGACGAGTTGTCAACTTCTTCTTTGATTTTGGTTTTGGCTTCTCTGGTTTAGCTGCAGCAGGTGCTGTTGCTTTAGCAGGAGCAGATTTAGCTGCTGCTGCATCTTCTTTTGCATACATGCGATCAACTGCAGCTCTAGCCTCACGGCGATCACGAGCAATTCGCTCTTGTGCTGTTTCAGTTGGCTTACTAAATACTTTATTTCCGCGATCATCGGTAATGTAACCTGCCTTGGCTTCTTTCTTTACTTCTGAAAGAACTGCCTTATCTTCTGCAGATACTTTTGCCATAGGGTCACGGCGTACCGCCTTGGTCTTTCTACTTGTGAAAGCTCCCTTGGCATCGGCTACAGCAGCTTTACGCGCCTGCTTAAACTTCTTCGGAGCTTTTGGTTTCTTTGCTGCCATGGTTATCCTCTTCCGATGTAGCCGAATTGACCATTTTTTGTATTTTTAGGCGTCGGCTTTTTAGTTATTTTTGGTGTTGGTTTAGCCGTTACTTTAGGTGTTGGCGTAGGTGTTGGTTTAATTGTTATTTTAGGTTTTGGTTTTGCTGTTACCTTAGGCGTTGGCGTTACCTTGGGTTTTACCACTCTTGGCTTAGGCTTAACAGTTACTGTTGAAGTATCCACTGGTGTAATCACTGTTGAAGTATCCACTGGTGTAGTTACCGTTGAGGTATCTTCTGGTGGAATAATTACTTTTGGTGGGACTGTTGCTTTAGGCGTAAGGGTTGGCTTAACTACCTTTGGCTTAGGTTTTGGTGTAGCAGTTGGCTTGGGTGTTGGCTTTACTACCTTAGGTTTAGGCGTTGGCGTAGCTGATGGTTTAGGTTTTGGTGGAGGATTATCTCTAACCATGCCTTTTTCAAATCGATAAATACCCTTGGGGAGCGAACTCATCGGTTTCCAAGTTTTTGATTTGCTATCGTAATACCATCTACTGTCAGCCATAAATGTCCTTTACTTAAAAGTTATTAAGCTTTACTTAAGCTTGTTGTTGTTGCCCTTTGTGCCTTTTGACAAAGTACCTTGCTTCACCATTCCACCACCAACGACTTTTCCGCCGTTTTTCTTGCCCATGATTGCTGTTGAAGTTGGAGCCTTTGCTGATTTTCCTTGCTTTCCGAACATTTGTTTCTCCTTAGTTATGCTGGGATCTGACGAGTTACTCTCGCTGCTAGATTTGGATTTCCTCCACCTGTTAGACCTGCAAGCAGTTCTTGCATTGCTGGTCTACCTTGAGGAAGTTGTGGTGCTTGTCCTCCGCCCATTCCAGGTTCAGGAACTGCTGGTTGTTCTTGCATTCCTGGTTGTCCTGCTGGGGCTTCTGGTGCTGGTTCTGGCTTAAAAGCATTTGCTACTGCATCTTCAAGAGGGATACCCTTCTTGCGATCTGTAATAACGCTTGCCATTTTTTCTACAATCTTCATTGGGTCTTGACCTTGCATTACCATTTGTGGAATTGCTGCAGCCATTTGTGATACGGACGCTTTAAGGGAATCACGCATCTCTTCAATGTCGATTGCTCGCTCTTCTTCACCAGCATTAAGCGAGATAGGAAGGTTGCGACGCAACATTCCACGAGAGATTAACTTATCTCCACGAGCTTGTAGACCCCATACCAATGCACGGTTAGGGTCTAAACCTGCCATAAGACCGTACTCAACGGTCACGCCATAATTTCCATTAATGTCGGAAGATGGCTTGTACTTTAACTTGTAAGGAACTCCGTTAGCAGTTGCGGATACTTCACGAGTAATCTCTGGGAAATATGCTTCATCAGTTGCAAATGCAAATGAGATTGCCTGTCCAATTGCCTCACCAAGAATTGATTGGTAAATCTTAACTTGTGAATCGTATCCTGCCATCAAAGCCTTTACGCCTTGACCAGTAACTACTGATCCTTCTGCTTGTCCTGCACGTGCTTGAGGGAAACGTGTTCCCAATTTCATTTCATCCGCTAGGACATTGTTCTCCGCAAACGCGAACTGAGGTACATCCAGGTTGATACGACGAATTTTCTCAGGAGAGTTAGAACGAATGACTGAATCAGGACCAATGGATAAAGAAGTAACATCATTAGGAAGAGCAAGTGGAGCTTCAACAGACTTCTGAACAGCTTCCATAGTAAGGAGAGCAAGTCGCGCTTTCGCTGCGTAAACAGGTAGTACATCGTCGAACTGACCCCTGGTCTCGCCATCCAAAGAAGGACGTTGAGCAATTGCAATTGGGACGATACCCGCCTTGTTTGGTGTCGTTGCAAGTACTAACCCTCCACGATCTGGTAAAAATAAAACAGTCTTTTGTCTGTCTGTCCAACGTACAACCTGTAACAAACTGTTACCGTCGCCACGTGTATAAGTATTTGTTTGAAGAATTGCATCGGCATGCTCGGGGAAGTGAGCAGCCAAGTCTCCAGCTTTACGGTGATATAGACGAGCGTAGGTGTTTACAACACCGAAGCGATCCATATCGTAATAAGCACCCATTGAATTTTCCACATGGATGTGTGGTCGCTTGTCCTTAAAGTTTGGTTCAACTCGTAAAGGAACAAAGCCATAGGTTGCTAACTGATCTGCGCCACGCAGTAGTTCCGTTCCAAGCCGAGATGATGCAACATAATAGTTTGCAATCTTGGTACGCTTGTCAGCCTTGGAACGCTGGTTATCATCGAGAGATGAATCACCAGCAGCAGTAATGGTAGGTAGAACACCGACTTGTTCAGCAACATCTCTTGCGACAACGTCAATGAGGTTGGCAATAATAGGACGTGACCAAATGCCTTCTGGGAATAAACCACGGAAGACCTGATCGGCATTGCCAGCTCTAACAAGAGCAACCTCGCGCATGCGCTTATCGCGCTCGGAGTTACGAGCTTTTAATTGCTCGAATGCATTTACAAGTTCTTTCATTGATGTCACAATCTCACAGCTCGCTGTTGTGCAGCGAGGTCATCTAAGTTGATGATGTATCTTGATTCAATCTCACCACGAGGTGTATATTGATTGTTGATAAAGTTTGGTACGTTAGTCGAAGTTAACAAAGTTTCTCTGGCTACGATCTCACAGAACCATAATGCCATCACGGCATCCATCTTGAGTTTCTTGCCTTGTACTCCTGGTTGCCAGGTTACTAATTGTTCTATTAACTTTTTGACGTGTTCATTCTTCGAGCTGTCTGGTAATTCAATTAAGTTATCATCAGCATGCTTGAAGTTGTTCATGACTCCATCTCGCTTAGTGAGGGAGCCGAACAGTGGAGCCAGAGAGGCAACGCCAAACTCTGGATCCTGTTTATTATTTCCTGTGTAGTGAGGTCTATAACTAATACCTCGGGTCGACAGGAAGTTACGAATCTCTTCGTCTTGTGTAAGGAAAAGCTGAAAAGCATTTGATTCCACAATGACCGTATGCGGTTTATACGCATCGGTCCATTCCCTGATAAGAGAACGAATTGCTGCAGGTGTAGGAGCTGTCATGATGTGAACATCTAAGACGTAGCGTTTATGTGACCTGCGGTCAACCGCATAGGCGATAGCAGCGGTATCACCAGACATTGCTGGGTCGATACCTATGACCCTGTAAAAGTTCTCAGGGTTGTTGGGATGTCCTGCTGCGCCTGCAACCAATGCACCCGATTTTCTCATTCCGTTGACTGCGCCTCTGACGCATGTCGGGTCGAAGATTGCATTCTCCGCAATATCGAGGTTCTGGTATACCAGCGACCACTTAGATGGTCCTGCCTCATTACGGACCGCCGTTAGACGCGGTCCTGTCCATCGATCAAACAAACCATTCTCGTCGGGTACGTCAGTATCCGTAAGAGGTTGTTCGGTCTTTTCCCAAAGACATTTCCAGTCTTCAGGCTTGTCTGCATATTCTAAGACTGCAGGCATGGACAAATATGACCAAGGCAATGTGCCATCGGTGTAATGCTGTGGGTTGCGGAGTTCCTTATATAAGTCAACTGCTGATACTCGTGTGCCTACAACAAGAAGCTGCCCACCTCCTGGTGGTAGGCGTGAAGCAACTTCTTGTCGAATCCACTCTTGTTGCTTAGCCCACTCTGAAGCATTACTCAGAGTGACTACGTCGTCAAGAACGATTAAGTCTGCACGGTTTCCGTAAACCTGCCCGCCCATACCGATAGCTTCGACTGAAGGGTCTTTAGCATCGTTATCGCGGATGTCGCCACCAAGATAGATCTTGGTTGCTGACCACTGGTCTGCAGTAGCTTTGTATCCATCTGCTGGACCAAAAGCTGCCTGAAGGTCAGCGTACCTCGGATGCGTCAAGCGTTGCTTGATCGCATACAAAAACTTCTTTGCCTGCTCCTGGGTCTTGGAGATAACCATGACCGAGATGTTAGGATTCTTAACCAGACGGTAGGTGACGTAGTTAATTGTGATCGTCATTGTCTTGGCGTGGTTAGGGGGTACGTTTACAAGAAGGCGGGATAAGCCCGCCGACCCCTTTTCGTAGACCATGCTTTCATGTAACCAAGAAGGATCATTGCCTTCTAGCATGTCTACCACATTCATCATGTGAGTGGGTACTTTAGTACCAAGGTAATTCTCAGAGAACTCTGCAAACCCAGATAAGCCAGACCGAGCGGAATCAGCGAGGTCTGCTGTTCTACCACGAGCATTATCTACATAAGCTGAGAAGCCCTCGGCTTCTCGGCGTTGGGTATCATACCAAGAGCGAGATCGTCCGATGACCTTTAGGGCGTCGGCGATCGTCCTGCCTTGTCTTACCAGGTCAATGAGTTCTTTACGAGCTTCTTCTGGTGATAGATTTCTTTCCAATTGGACTCCAGTGTCTGTAGTGGTACAGAGGGGTCTGGGCAGAAGTATCCCCACTCTTGCATATATAACCATTAGGCTGGCATTAAGCCAGCCACAGAAGGCTCAATAAGTATTTCGCCTTATACTTATATAGGGGTCTAGAGCGTCGGCGTGTTTCAAGGGCTTTTGGTAATTATTTTTATTTATATATATAAGTGCTGGTCAGAGCTGGTTTTCTGGTGAATATTATTTTGTGGATAGTGGGGGGAGGGGAGGGGGGTGGTGCTAAACATCAGGGGGGTCGTCAAGGGCGCGACACAAAAAAAGACCCACGCATCTGTGCGTGAGCCTAGGAAAAACGTGTGCGCGGGCAGGGAAAAACCCCCCGCGCCTGTGCTGACGCGAGGGGCTTGCCTAACTATCTTATAGGGAAATCCTCTTCATTACTACGCGGAAGTTATCGCTTACGATACGCAACTCCCGAGCATTACGCACCTCTGCTATGTCATACACGATACCTACGCGACCCTTGCCTATGTGAACAAGGTCTCCTAATTGTGCATACCCGAGCGATACCAACTCGAAATCGGGGATGTGATTCAGGCTTGGAACTCCGTACTCATTGCGTACCTCAAGCACCTCTGCCTTGAGGTCTGTGAGTAGGTCGTCGTGTGTCCACGCTGTGATTGTGTTCATTGCTGTGTGCCTTTCGCTATTTACGTTGGAAGACCACCTCCCAACGACAAACAGTATCTCACACCTCGAGCCGAATGTCAAACACTGAGCGTAAATCCTCGGTGTGTCGGCTCGTTATGTGTGTCCTGTGATGTGCCGTATGCGCTGGTGTATGCGCCGTGCGTCATAACGCATAAGCATAGCGGGCGATACGTATTGACTGCTAACAGCTCGCACGTATGATCCGCACACCTGTCTTTTCTTGATAACAAATCAAAGATTTGTTTGATAAAGGGGGTCGAATCAAATTGGTTTGGCATTGACGAAAGGAACACAGATGAGAACAGTTGAAACTAAGGCACTAGTCGGCGTCGTAAAGAACGGCGTTGTTCACGTGTCGAAGCCAAATGACAAGCGCATCTTCGCAAAGGTACGCATCACCACTAACACCGCTAAATCTTCGAAGAAGATTGAAGCAATCCTCGCCTCATTCAAGGCATACCCGAACTTTACCACAGTTCTGGCTGAAATCCAAAAGGTTGAGCCAAAGGCTTACCTCACACTGAAGGGAGGTCAAGCCTAATGTTTTATTGGGGAGACTACGTAGCAATGGCAATCGCACTATTCACCAGTGGATTCACACTCGGTATCTACGTCGCTCGACGTGCCGTCAAGCAGTGGCTCGCACGTCATTCATAGATAACACATCGAAGATGTGTATAGAAAGGGGGGACGGCAAATCGCTGTCCCCTCTCCACTTATCGAAAGGAGCAACACAATGGATTACAGACTCAAACTCAACTGGCAGGAAGACGAACTCGCCCCTCGCGGGACTCGTTACTACGTCGAGATTGAAAAACTTGACGACTGGAATACCACGATTGTGGATGTCAATGGCACGTCGTGGCATCAGGCAATGACCGAAGCAATGGACAAACTAACCGAGATAGGAGAAATCTAAATGGGAGCAAGAATCAACTTCGTATTCAAGGCATACGAAAAAGAAATATCACACGTCACACTCTACTCACACTGGGGCGAGAGTAACTGGCGAAGTGACTTAGCAGAAGCACTGGCTCACGCTAAGCCTCGCTGGGATGATGCAAGTTATGGAATCCGAATAGTTGTTTCACAACTAATCGGTGAGGACTGGGGTAATCACACAGGTTACGGCTTGTTCACAAGCACCGAAGATGAAGACTTAGGTGACACCACCGTAATGGTGGACTTTACAAATCAAACAGTCAATGATACAGGCAACGAACATTCGTTCGGTTCTTTCGTCGAGTATCACGAAGAGGTAAAGGAGTTTCATAATGCCTAACTGGGTGTATAACTCCCTCGTAATCGAGGGTGATGCAGACGTACTTACACGGATCGCGCAACAACTAGCAACACCACACGAAACACAACACCTTGACTGGAAAACCAACGAGGTCAAGACTGAAATGGTTGAACAACCATTCTCATACTGGAACATCATCAAGCCGACCAACCTTGATGAGTATTACGACAAGCCCGACACAAAGCAAGACCATCCCGACCACTGGTATTCGTGGAATACCAGCAACTGGGGCGTGAAATGGAATGCATCAAGTGCTGAACGGCACGATACCGAAGACGGCTCATTGTGCTACACGTTCGAATCCCCTTGGGGTATTCCAAATGAAGCACTGCTCACCTTATCCAAGCAATACCCAACCGTCACGCTTGAGCTCGAGTTCGAGGAAGAGACTGGCTGGGGTGGAACTATTGTCTACGACAATGGCAATGAGGAAACAACCGAAGAGTACGACAACAAGTGCCGAGACTGTAGCGCACTGAACACGCTGGATTACTGCGACGATTGCGGTAATGAACTGTGTTCAAAATGCAACAACATAAGCGAGGCAGATAAGGATGCACTCAAAGAGTGCGAGACACATAAACATCTAGCACAGGAGGTAACAGCGTGACCAAATACATAGCCAATGAAAACGGAGACTGGTGGGAATACGTCGAGGACTCTGTCCTCTTCGTCATTGACGACAGTGAAGGACACATAAGCAAGGCAATGCAAGAGGAAGACGCGTCGCCCGACGACGACAAGTTCGAGAAGTTCATCTGGCGATACGGCAAAGCCGTAACAATCAAGGAGGTAATCTAATGATGGGCTACAAGTATGCAGACATACAGAAGTTCGGCACTGCTCTGAACAGAGCAGAGTTCTACCTACCACCAAGTGATACAGAAACAAGGGAGGGTCTCACTCAGGTGTGGGATTTCTTCGAAGGACTACTAGCCGAAGGCTATGTAGAAGGAGAGGAGACAGCGTGACCAAGTACATAGACATAGACGAACTCAAGGCTATCTATAAAGATAATCGTGAGGGAAATGTATCTGACTCAGCATTTGCTGAGGCAGTAGAAGAAATCAACGGAAGAGTGGACAACTTCATCGACGCCATACTTGAAGACATACTTCAAGAACTATACGAAGGAGCAAACTAATGGGACGCAATACAGCGCAAGACCTAGCGGAGAATGTCATTGACATTCGCCAGTCAATAGCAATACAACTAACAAGCAATCACTATCCACCTGTGCCACTGAGTATGGTCGAGCCTTGTATTGAGGCTATCTATGCGGTGTCAGAGGGACTCACTCATAAGCAAATCCAACTGCCGAAAGGTGTGTACTGGCGGGAGTATCCAACCGCTCCCGCTCACGTCATTGTCGAGAGTCATCATCTCCAACCTTGGTGTGATTATGACAACGACTAAGCATCTATACAGTATGACGGCAGATGAACTCGCACGGATCACGTGCTTCGGCTACGAGGGACACCCTTGTACCAACACAATGGATGAGTATGGCTGTCGCAACAGTATGAAAGACAACGAACCATTCTGCGCTGAGTGTTGTGCAGATACTAACGAGGGTATGTGCTGCGGGTAGCACGTGCATTCTTTATAGCATAGAGAATCTATGCTCTTGAATAAGCCGACCAAACCGAAAGGAGAAAGATGCTATCGCTAATCAGAAGCAATGACCGCAAGGTTACCAACCTAGTCTCGCCAAGTGGCAAGACATCTGCAATCGCTAACACCTTTGGCTTACCAGCAGGCAAGGCATACTCTTGTCCAGATGCAACCAATATCTGCGAGAAGGTCTGTTATGCAGGCAAGCTCGAGCGTGTATACAAGGGAGTGAGGGAAGTTCTCCTTCACAACTGGCAACTACTGAAGGACGCTGACGTCAACCAAATGGTTGACTTGCTTGACGATATGATGCTTGATTTCATCAAGGATTGTGAGAGACGGAATGCCCCGAAGTTATTCCGCATCCACTGGGACGGCGACTTCTTCAATCAAACCTATGAGTATGCGTGGCAGAAAATAGTAATGATGCACCCAGACATACAGTTCTGGTGCTATACACGTGTCAAGTCTGCTGCTTATTCCCTATCGGGGCTTGACAATCTCTCGCTGTACTACAGCACAGATGATGAGAACAAACACATCGGCGAACAAGTTCGCAACGAAACAGATACGAAACTAGCGTACCTATCCACCACATTCGCAGATGCAGAGGATGAAATGGTACGTATCACTGGCAAGGTAGGTGCGAAATGCCCTGCACTAACCAAGCAAATCCCACTCATCTCAACGAGTGGTTCAGCCTGCGTAACTTGCGGGCTCTGTGTCAACGGCAAAGCCGACATCCGATTCAGCACAACCAAGAAATGAGGAACAAATGGAAGCATCATTCATGATCGCACAGGTAGAGACAACCATGTCTAACTACACCAACCAACATCACCGCTTAGGTATGCGAGACCTTGCCATATGGCAAAGCCTCGGCTCATACTATGCAGACCCAGAAGATTACGACATCGTGCTTACCTCAACACGAGAGGAAGCGTTCGACCGTATGGTGGCAGACCACTGGCATGTACGAGTAAGCGATGCATTCTTCGGGCTTGACTACGAAGGTATCGACGAAGAGGTACTTGATTATCTGAAGGGTAACAAGTTAGTAGCAAGCACAGACGAAGAGGAGGAAGAGTAATGCCTATCATGTGTGAAGAATGTAAATGTTCGAACTGGATTTGCTCCGACTGTGGAGAATCCAATCATAATGATTGTGGTTGCCCATGCTGTGGCTGTAAATGCCAGACAAAAGAAGATGAGAAATGGTGCGACGATTGTGGAAAGAACGTGCCATACACCAGCGAAGGATGTGCGTGTCAAGATAGCACAGCTTTAGCTGTGCATATAGATAACCAACCAACCGAAAGGAGCAACACCATGGAAACAGAAGCACCAGTAGTAACGCCAGACCAGCAACAGATTGTGTATCTCGAGGAGCAGAAGGTTGCACTAGAGAAGCGCATTGAAGCACTAACGATTGACCTATCCACACAACGCAGTATCGTGGATGAACACCGCCGTAAGGTAAGCAGACTATTCACCAAGGTGAATGACTACATTGAAGAGAATGACTGTGATGAAGACAGCGAGATTGTTCTTCATGAACTAGATGACATCCTCTCAGGTATCTTCAGCAACCGACTCGTATTCGAGAAGGTGTATGAGGTACAGATTACCTACACACTGGACGCTACGTTCGAGATCCGTGCAAAGGATGAGGATGCAGCACGTGAGATTGCCGAAGAGATTGGCATCAGCACTGACCCAGTGTTCGACCATGAGGAAGACCCAACCGAATGCGTGATAGACCAGTCACGTGTCGGATACCTACAACGAAAGGTGAACTAATGAGTATAAACAGAGGAGATGTCTGCGCCAACGGAGCCGTTGTCGTAGATTGCAAGCGAGCTAACGATGGTGTAACCATTGTGCTCTGCTTGTGGGTAAGAGATACACAAACAGGTGAGCAATTCACCCGCACTGCTGATCCATACGTAACGTGGACAGCACGTAGAGATGAGGGAACAGGCGAGATTGTATGCTCGACTGGTCACTATATGGACAGCCTGTCCGATGCAGTTGTTGATTTCAACAGCCGTACCTGATACACTCACACCAACAACCCAACACGAAAGGAAGTACCATGTCAAACCTAACAATCAAGTCCCGCCGTAATGCATACAGCATTATCGGTGAAGAAGTAACAGCAACATCAGCACGAGACGCAGCCACTCAGGCTGGTCTCGACTGGCGCGTATCACTAGCCGACGTCCAAGCGTTGGCTGTATCAAACACAGGTGTTAGCCAACTCGAAGTGCCTAACACTTTCGCTACTGTCCGTACCAACGAGGACAACACACAGTCAGTGCTTGGCACTGTCGGTGGACGATACAAAGTATTCCAGAATGCTGAGATGTTCTCAGGTCTAGATGCTCTGGTCGATTCAGGAGATGCACGATATGCATATGCTGGTGAAGTCAAAGGCGGAGCACAGGTATACATGGTGCTCGAGCTACCTAAAGGTGTGAAGATTGGTAACGATGAGCACAAGGCTTATCTAGTAGCACGAACTTCACACGATGGTTCAACTGCACTGCAGATTGCACCGAGTGTGACACGTTTACGCTGTACCAATCAGATCGCTGGCATCTTCTCTAAGTCAGCGACCTACACACTCAAGCATACAACCAATGCTGAGTTCAAGATTGAGGACATCCGCAAGATTATCCCAGTCACATACACTGGTATCGAGTTCTACGAAACCGTAGGCAACAAGCTTCTCCAAGAGAAGCTAACCGATATAGAGGTAGACAACATCTTCAAGAAGATGTGGTCACTACCATCCTTCGTTGAGCAATCGCCATATGCACTGCTTTCAACAGGGCAGAAGCGACAGTACAACTCAGCGATATCTGCACGAGATGCAGCCAAAGGTATCTACAAAGGTGCAACTGGCACACAAGAAGAACTGTATGGCACAGCGTTCGGTGTGTTCCAATCAGTGGTTGAGTACGCTGACCACTACAGTCACAAGACAGAAGCAACTCGAGCCGAGCGTGTCATCAACGGTTCGGCTGACAGAATCAAGAGCAAGGCTCTTACCCTACTAACGAAGGGAATCTAAATGGATAAGGAAGACCTATACATCCAGCCTCGCATCTCAACAAGGCTGGCACAGTACATACAAAAGGCACTCGATTACCTACACATCTATGCACAAAAGATGGATGACCCAAGCGTGATCGAGCCTGAGCTACACAAAGAAGCAGATGATGCCATGATTGACATCATCTTAGACGCACCGCTACCAGAGGAGGAATCTAATGGGTAAGTTAATCAACAAAGATACACTTGGTGTCCGTGTTGGGGGTATGAAAATTACCCCCATCGCTGGCTGGTCATGGTACTGTGGATACCATGACTCATACGGAATCGGAGATGACCGCGACGAAATCGTGTTCATGTTCGGTGCTCATATGAAATACAACGAGGTCGACGGCGATGTATGTGAACCGTATTACCGAGAATGGAAAGTAAAGGAGGAAGCATGATACATCTAGTTAGTGTTGTTCTTATCTGTGCATATTGTAACTCAGAGATAGAACGACGTACTGAATTAGAAGCACGTGAGGCACTGGCTGAACACCAGAACTACGTGCAATGTATGAAGAACTACTGATGGGCAAGCCACGTCCGACAGAGATACGTCTAGTAGCCAAGCTACTAGATCCAGACGCTGAGAACTCCGAAGATGCTGCAGCATTAGCGATTGAAATCATTGAGGCACTAGATAACTCTAGGCTTAAACGAGAATCGTTTATTGTTGTAGCAAAGTTGGCGGACTGGGTTCCCTTGCAGGCATGGGGGGAATTCAGTACCCGCTTACAAGCAGAGAAGTTCTTCCCGCATCTATCCGCACCAGGTCCAGATACTGGTGGCAAGGGTGCGATAGCAAGGCTAGAAAATCCAGATGATTTACTCAAACGAATAGGAGCACAGTAATGTTCTACAACGGATTCACTTTGCTCATGCAGATACTAGCAGGCATGAGTATGTACTACGTTGGTCGACACTTTGGTTACCACCAAGGTGAGCAAGAGATGTATCAGAGATGTCGTAGTGCTGATGCAGTACGAAGAGAATTCTTTTCCGACATCAGTCGGAACTAGGTTCAGAATCAAGGGCGGGGGCTTGTGCCTCCGCCTTTTTTTCTGTCTCGTCCGCGACTAGGTGCGTGATCCAAAATAATTTATAGTAGTCATAGTCATAAGAAAATCTCTTCATGTGTTTAACTGTTGCACCTGTATGTGCGTGAAGTGGGACACCAGCTTGCTTCATTAGCATGAAGAACTGGATGTCTTCCGATACATACTGAGCATCAGTACCACCACTAGAATGCTCAACAAAGAATGGCTTGTCATGACCATGAAATTCTTTCATCTTGTCAGCCACTGATCTATGCATCAGGAAGAATCCATAGCCAGCATAATCACATTTAACTATGGCATTAGGTTCCATTGGATGTAGGTATGACATCTGATGGATGTCATCTGGATGCGCTATGAATAGGCATGGGTACGGAGACATCAACGCCTGTTCATTCTCCTTGGAAATAAAGTATGTACCACTAACAGCTGGCATTGTCTTAGCGTCAGCTATATCCCAAATTTTTTTCAGCGCATCGTTGGTTACATGGATGTCGCTATCTACCCAGAGAATCCAATCAAAGTCTGATGCATACCAAGTATCAAATGCCGTCTGTCGTTGACGCCCGATCTGATTACCTTGCACACGTTGAGCACCTCTGATTGGCAAACCACTGGTCAGAACTGTGTAGACCAAACCCTCTGTGAACTTACCGTCTACCATCCCATTGTCACACCATGTAAGCATCATCTTTTCATTAGCTTTGTGCATGATTACCTCCCCATCCTGTCCCTGTAAATTTAATTGGTGGTGCATTATATATTCTAGTTAGTGTGCTACCGCATACAGGACAGTCATACTCTTGTTCATCCTCTGTCATGCCACGTTCGATGATGACAACTTGTCCGTCACCTGGACATTCATATTCATAGTTCATTAGTAAGGCGTAGCCCCTCCCAGTTTATCCGCTATCTCTTTGATCCCTTTGGCAATCAGTTGCTCAACACGTTGAGGTGAGATGTCCCAAGCTAGTGCTATCTCAGCTAATGGCTGGTCGTTAACAAACCGACACGTAAGAATGCCTTGCATTCTTGAGTCAAGCTTCTTCATTGCTGCATCTACATCAGCAATCATTGCTGCTAAGTTGTTACCCTCATTAGCCAATCGCTTGACCTTGACACCATGTACATCTGGATCGAATACTTGGTTAGCCAAGTATGATTCATCAGTACCAGCAACCTTGATCAAGCTTTCAATTAACTCGAGGCGATAGAAGTATTCATCGCCGAGTTCATAACCTAAAGCTTTGGCTTTTTCCTTACGAACATACCGCTCGCCAGCCCTACGTATGAATGTATGAAACGCTTTATACCCTTGCTTCTTCTCAATGGGATCTTCGCGGTCAAGGTACTCCTTGACTTTATCCTTACGCTTCCATGCGTACTCATTCATTGCTTGTCTAACATCTTCAAGCTCAACGAATCGATGATAACGTTTAGATAAATGCCAAGCGATACCAGATGTTATCTCATTGATCTCTTGCCATATCGGATGGTCTCTTGTTAGGTCAGACATATTGCCTAACCAAGTACGTGTGTGCAGCAAGTAACAGATCGGGATCATCACCCAATAAACCTAATGCTCTGTTGTGATTAGAGCAGAGTAAGCCACGCACCTTGCCAGTACGATGGTCGTGATCTATATCCAACGCACGAACTGATGGACTAGCACCACAGATGTAACAGCCACCACCTTGTGACTCAAGCATCTCTTCGTATTGTTCTACGGTAATACCATAAGAACGAATCCGTGAACCACGTTGCTCATTGTAAGTTTTATTTCGATTGCGTGGCATACTTCTCCCAGATACCCCGCTCTACCATCAAAGCAATGATGGCGTAGTTAGCGATGTCAACGAAGCTATCTTCAAGAGCTTCGTTGTTGGGCTCGATGGAGTTGTATATAAGATTCTTAAGTCGCTCAAGTTTGTCGGACATGCGAACCATCAACCCATTCGTAGCACCGCCAGGTGCATTCCAAATGTTAAGTGGTCCGTAGTCAATCTGTTTCATTACCAAGATACCAAGAAGCTCATCATAAATTTCTTGAGCATCTTCTTGGAAGTTATCTATGGTTAGTTTGTTCGTCGCCAACGGAGCACCTTTCAGTTGTTAATTGCATTAACTAAATCAGCTAATGCTTGCGCTCCTTGGTTGACAATTATACTATTAACATCGCTATCTGGCGGTAGCGACACGCGGACAGCTTGAGGGATTGCATCCTGCAATCGACGAGCAAGTTCCTGCCCTGGATTAGAGCCATCCTCTTTAGCATCGTTGTCAGTACAGATTACAACAGTGCCAATCCCATCAAAACACCTACTAAAATAAGGCTTCCAAGCATTGACGCCAGCAACGGCAACCGCTGGGAACCCAGCAAGAGTCGCACTAATCGCATCTATTTCTCCCTCTACTACTAGCACTTGGCTAACTGCATTAACTATTGCACTGACATTGTATAGGTGGTGCTTCTGACCAGTAGGTATCATGTACTTAGGATCCCCGCCATCAATGCGACGGAACTTAAACCCAACTACACCAGCCTCTGTTATATAGGGGATGGATAGGTGATGCTTAAGTCTGTCCTCATGACCAGGTGCTACCTCGGCTACGTAACCTAGCAAAAATTTTTCGGCTCCATCAAGGATGCCACGTTGTGTTAGGTACGCCTCTGCTGGTGAACCAGCAAGGCTGTTGTGGTACTGATGTGCTGCTTTAGTCCAGAGATCTATGAGTTTGGGATTAGTCTTCATACTTTCTCCTGCCTGTGCGTAATGAATGGAGGTGCAGTGTATACATCATTGCGAGCAGCAATCTGCATTGCTTGTTTCCATGTTGCACCACCCGCTAGTGCGCCTAGTGCAAAGCTTGACCCTGACCCTACGCCATACAGCCCATCATCACGTAAGTATACAGAATAAGAATCATCTACTTGGTAGATAGTTCCATTGATTGCAAGTATAAACTCAAACCCAGCATCTGCATCATCCTTATCTGGTACATACCCTGACTCCTTGATGCAATCTCTTATGCTTGGTGCAACAGTTGTAATCATAAAGTGATACATGTCTTTGATGTTAGCTGGTATAGCTGGCGGTTTCCACACATGTTGTATCACATCACATGGTTGCACATCACCAGCACCAGCAATTAACCACTTACCCCGCTTGCTAATCTTAGTAACAATTGGATGTGAGTATGGTCTGTTCATTGCAGTGGTGCGTGAATCGGCTGCAAGAATGCAGCCGTTGTCTTGTTGGATACCAATAATTGTTGTCATCGAGATCGTAACCTTGGTGGTGTCCACCGCCCACTCTTCTTACTGCGACGATTGTGAACAATCGGAGTAGAAGATTCTTTGCCAATATTTTTTTCAGCCCATGACCGAGCTTCTGGGTATGCTAAATGTTCACGTGCCATGATGATCTGTATACCAGAACCACCAGCAGCACATGCATAGCATACCCAGACGCCCTTGTCTGAGTTAACTGAAGCAGATTTACGAGAGTCGTCATGCACTGGACAGAGAATAGACTTCTCACCTTGCGGTAAGTCCAATCCATAATGATTAAAGACTGCTTCAAGAAACTCAGGCTGGTTCACTTAATACCAATTCCTTTCTTGATGGAACTTGTATGCCTTGCACCAAGTCCCGTAACGATGAAGCACATACTCGTGTGCTTCTGATGTTTGTTTCAGTATGGACCACTCGGGTTTTCCCCACAGTAGTTGCCATACTCCACGTGCTCCACTCGATTTGTTGTAGGAGCCTACGTTGTATCGGCTTTCCTTGTACGCAATCTTCTTCGCACAAGCTGCCTCTTGTTTGTCCGTTGTTACTGTGCTTATCGCAAGCTCTATCGCTGGTTCCTTGTCCATCGCCATGATGCGTTTGTCCAAGGTCATGATTGGAGACTGTGCTTCCGCTGGCGACATTAAAACCAATGTCGCCGTTACTACGGTTAATGCAATCAACCGCATAGTTACCTCTTTTCAGTTGGTAACGCACTGTCACTGTGCTACCTATGTCCATTGTAACCTGCCTGTTTTAGCAGATCAGCCCAGAGCCATGCGGGCATTACCGCGTATGACTCTGAGACATTTGTAGTGCCACGCTTTTTTATTAGCACCACGCCAGTCTCAGCATCAGCATGAGTCATCTCATCTGAGAGCTCCTGCAGATAGCCACTGAGAGTGATCTTCTTTTCGTTCTTACATTCTATCACTACGCCATCGATGCCATCAATATCACCAACGTCGTCGTGACGACCTGCACCATACGCACGTTCAGCGCATGGAAAACCATACGAGACTAGCCACTTGACTACATCTCTTTCGTATTGTGAACCTTTACGTTTGCTTGGTGTTGTCATACATAGTCCGAGCTAAGAATAGATTCTAATTGGATACCAAGTTGTCTACGCATCTGCATTCTAACGCGAGGAACTGTGCCACCCCAGATACCGAAAGCTTCGTGACGCATGCCCCACTCCAAACATTCTTTAATTACTGGACAACTACTGCAAATCTTTTTTGCTATTGGAACAATGCTTACATCATCTTCTGGATAAAAAAATTCAATGCCAACCTCTTTACATAAAGCTTCACTAAAGTCTGGATACTTCATTGATTAGCACCTCTATCGGTTGTAGTTGATCAGCGTCCATAACTAATCGGATGCCGTAACCATAGTCATGCTTGTAATGATTTGCAAGAAATAATTCTCGTGTCGTCCAACCAAGTATTGAGAATTTACTATCTACATGTGGCAACTGTTTATCGCCAAAGAACTGCACCAATACTGCATAGTCAGATACAAATAACTCTGGTGCATTAAAGATTAATTTATCTAATGTCGATGTCTTGACTTGTATATTTTTTCCCAGTGGTGTAGATAAGTCGTGTCCATTATCACCACTCGGCGAAATCGATCTGTCCACCTGAAGCCCAAGCCCTTTGCCACACGCCATCTCACCGAGCTGACCCATAAGATTAACCGAATACGATGAATTGTTTCTGTCAAATTTTTTGTCAACAACTTCATATTGTTTTTTGTTTTCTCTCACTAGGTGGATGAAGCGAAGCGCATCCATAGTCTCATCTAAAGTTAGTTCAATATCTATTGCCATTGACGCATAGTCCTTGCTCTTTGCAATTCACTAGGTGAGTTATACAAAGTCATATGGCTTGCCTCCGCTGACAGCGAGATGTAAATCTCTGCTGTTGGGTCAGCCTTACCATGTCGGTTCTTCACTACAGCAACGCGGTAAGCATTTGCCTGTCCGTCTAGTGCAACACTAAGAACCAACTCTGGTAACGCTGCAACCTTACCCATCAATGCCTTACGCGGAGCAGGATAGTTAGGCTTAGACATCTTTTCGTTCTCGGATACATGGTGCAGAACGATAAATGCTGACTCGTATTCACGAGCCATATAGTGGAACGCTGACATTGCATCACGCAATGCAGTCCATTCATTGTCGCTTGTTGAAGCAACATTCATCAAGTTGTCTACAAAGATTGCTTGTGGTGCAGAGCCGTGCAGTTCTATCCAAGCTTCTATTTCTTCTTCGATATCTTCTAACGAAGGCGACGGATCAAAGTTGAATCGAACATGCCCTGCACCATCAGCGAGTGCATCCTCTAAAAGAACGGATGCTTCAGAGTCCATCATCTTCTCAACGTATGCTACTTCTCTCTCCATAAGGATTGCCCCTGCGCGAGTGGCTATTGTTCGGGAGTCAGAGTCAGCTGAAAAGTAAAGCGAAGGAACTTTAGAATTAATTGCGTACCACAGTGCAAGTAGTGTCTTACCACCACCAGGTTGTGCTGCTATCAAATGCAATTGCGCTTGACGAAACACTACCTGTGATTGAGTAAGTTGTGGCAATATCTCTGGAAGCATATGACCAACAGGAGATTCAACTCCCACTACCTGCAACAGTGAACGCATTGTTACTTAGCCCAGATAGTTTCTGCTTCTACTGCACCTGGAGTAAAAGGCTTTGGTCCCTTGGCTGGGTCAAACCAACCAACATAAGCCTTGCCAGCTTTGGAAGTACCCTTCTTCTTTGCGTACTTACCTCGACCGTCTGGCAATGCTGGTGCATCTGGATGTCCATATGTCCATTCATTACCGTAGCGATCAATGATTACTTCAATTGCTGCAGCGGATGTGCCTGCTGCAACTGGAGTTGGATTGAGACCAGCATCTTGTAGCACTTGCACTGCTGCTGCTGAAGCAGCAAATGCACCACCTGACGCACCACCTGAGCGGTTGTTAAGTGATTGCTGTAGCGCAGTAGCGGAAGCAATTGCTTCTACTGCTGCTGTTAGATTTGCGCTGAACTCGCTAACACTATTACCGCGAACGGTGAATAGGTCAGTTGAGTTTAGCTTGCCTGTATATGAGAACATAGATTCAGTCATCTAGTTCATCTCCTTTTCTTTTTCCCTGGATTTGTAATGGGAAATCTTTGCCACCCATTGCAGGACATTGTGCCGTAAAACTGCACATCCTGCATGAGTCACCAACTGATGGCGGAAACCAACCTTCCCAGACGGAAGCGTTCATCGCACCAAATACATAATCGAAATATTCCATTGACAGATGTGATAGGTCAATCAATTCATCAAGCTCGCCTTTGCGAGTCATGAAGAAGGCTCCCCACTTAGGGCGGATGCCATAACTACGTTCAATACCAGAGGCATAGAGACCCGCTTGGATTGCACCGAAGGGCGTCCTAGAACCTGTCTTGTAGTCAACGATAACCAAGTCTTCCCCTACTTGGTAGATCGCATCAACAACCATACGCACTGGTGTACCCCCGAAGAATACATCAGCAGCCCATTCAATTCCAGGACGACCATCGGGCATTGTTGCAATTTTCCAACCAGATTGTTTGTACCAGTTATAGTACGCCTCAACCTGCTTGAGTCCATCGCTCTGCCAAAAGGGCAGATCTTCCCCATCAGGACGCAAGGTGGTCTTGCGTCCCGCTGTCTTCCACTCCGTAGAGGGAATGCCAGTCTTCTGTTCTGTTTCTAGAACAGCGTCATTAAATACTTCAGCCCACTTAGTTGTCAAATCGATAGTCATCGGGGTTCCATTCTGGGTGATCTACTGGTGTCGGTGCTGTCATTGGTGAGCCACAGTTGGCACAAAAAGAATCTAAGAACCACATAACTAGTTCGTAGTCTGAGAAGATTGCTCTGATAACTTGGACGTTACTCCCGCAATTAATACACTCATTGCTGGGTACGCCACGTTGGTCAATCCCCTGTGGAGTGTTGTCGGTAGAGCTCATGGTTTAACCACTCCAACATTGAATGGACGGCGGAGCCAGCAGCAAGATATACTGCGGGCTTTTCTGGAACCATGGCTACCTTACTCAGATAATATTTCTGAGGGCAGGACTGCCACGTGGATAGCTGGCTGAATGAGCGGTGCGGAGGAAGTTCATTTATCATAGACATGAGTATACCTGACCAAGAGGCGATGTGTCGGTTACGACACACCTTGGTTATTTACCAGCATTAGTATAGGGTTGAGGGGTGGTGGGAGGGATAGGCTGCTTTAGCAGCCTTATGAAAAGACATGGAGGAAAATGAAACAGGAAGAACAGGATAAATGGAATGAGTATGTGGGTGGGCTTTTAGCCCACCATAAGAATGAAGAGCACGTAGAGCATATGAAGAAAGTAATCATAAAGATTTTAGAGACAAGAATCCCAGCGAAAGATAACTGGTGTGAGGGTTTTAATACTGGCTTAGAGTGGTCAGTTCGTATTTACTTAAAAGATAAATCTGCTTACTAAATAAAAAAAGAGGGGGACGATTAAGTCCCCCTCCTCTTCTAGCCCTACCATTCTGGTGGAGCAACTGCGAGCGCATCCAGCGTGGCTTTATTGATGCACCCGACTGCTGGGATGTCATAGCGATGCTGCAACCCTTTAAGTATTTCCTGTAGGGGAGCATCTAGCCGATCATCACCAGCAACATTAAGAGCTACACGTACTTGTGTAACCAATGGCGATCTTTCTTCTGGTAGTACTAACGGTAAATATGTTTCAATCAAACTACTACTTCTTCTGTGTCGATTGTTTGCAATTGCAGTGTGACGATACCGCCGAACCCGCTTGCAAAAGTGGGAGGTGCAGTTTGCTCAAACTGAATAGCACGGATAACACAGATTCTTTCTTCTCCTGAGTTGAAATCTTGGTAGAGTACTGCTCCGCCATTCTGCTCAATAGACTCAAGGTATTGGATTCTCTCCCATGGGCTGGAGACTCGTGTGTTTCCATTTGGATCTCTTTCTTCCTCATAGCAAAGCAAAGGTATTGTTATTGTTCGTGAACGCAGTGGTGATGGAAGAGCACGTACTTGCCATTCAGTTAGCGTTGGTCCAAGTGATGATGTAGTTGTATCTCGCGCAAAGTTAAATGTAACTTGGAATACGTCAGCTGGTGATATATAACTAGCAAGCGCAGCTTCAGTGTTAGGACCAAATGGAACTGTTCCAGTTGTTAATAGTTGGTCAGCGTTATCATCAAGGTTAAACCCAAGTGTTCCGCTAGAATCTGGATCTGACTTAATGCTTAGTGATACTGGTTGTTTCTTTTCTCCAGTACCCCATCGGATTAATCCAGAGCTAAGGTAGCCAGATGCAGCCAGGGTAGTTGCATGTTCTACCCATGTGCCAGATGAGGATGTCATAAATTTTAATCCAGTAGTTCCAACAAAAGCTATACCGTTTGGAGCATTGCTATCTGTTACAAGATCTGGAGCGTAGGCATAACCGTTGTCAATAGCTTGACCAAGGTTAAGACGCCATAACCCAGCAGAACCTGAAACAAGATTTGATCTTGTCGCATATACATATGATTCATCTTGTGCTACATCTTTTACATCGCCATCGACGTTGATGGGACCGTAAGTAAATGATTGACCATCTGTCCCAATAGTTCCAATACGTAAACCTTTTGTTGTAGCAAGGATTACATATTCATTAAGGTATGTTCGCAGTTGATTAACTGTTTCACCACGAGGTAGCTCAGCAATAATAGTTGGTCCAACAATTGCAGCAGTAGGTGAGGTTGGATTAATTGTGTACATTTGAACACGTGATATAGCACCTTGTGTATAGGCAACCACAACAGCACTTGGTAATTCTGCAATTGAATTAAATGTTATAGATGAATTGGCAAAGGTAAACCTTATATCACCACTAGCCATGTTTACAGGTGGACTGGTTGGATTTCTTGCCAACTCATAGAGATGCATATCTGTGTTATCGTGCATAACTCCAGCAACAATTCTATCTTTGACATATGCAATAGATTGAACTGTTTGTGTGGTAACACCTGTCTTCTTGGAGTATAACTTAGTCACAGCTAACGCTGTGGTTACCTGATAGATACCATCGTTAGTTCCTACCAATGCATAGGTTCCATCCGATGTCAATGTTTGTGCAGTTGTTGATGTGCCTAATGATGTTGTTGTGGTGGTTGATCCATTGTAGAACTTAACAGAACCACCAGAAATATAAAAGGTTCCGCTAGATACCGTGGCAGGGCTAGTGGCTGAAGAGGTTGTTAAGTTTGTTGTAGCGGGAAGAAGCTTTAATTCACCAAGAGTCCATGGGTCTATGTTGTTTGATTCGTAGTAGCGATAGAGATCGCTAGTATCAGCGTCATAGTATTGCTCGCCCGCACCATGATGCCATGATGTAGCAGAACGTAACCACCAGTTTGTCAATGACTGTTCACCAGTCAATGTTCCTTGGTCAATACGTTCCTTCTGGTAAGTCGTAGTGATACGACTGATACGGTTGTTGTCAGATGCAGCTGATAACCAAGGTGTGTTACCAATGGCATAGCTTGCAGCAAAGTCTTCCCTGCCGTATCGAACCAATGCTGTAGGCACGTTAGTGCTAATAGCAATAGGTAGATCACCTTTAAGATACTTGTTGGTCGTTGCCACGATTTACCCCTACTTCTTAGACGGACAGTGCTGACAGCATTTAGATGTATCTTCTGCTGGGTAAGCTTTCTTTACTGGTATAGCAGCAACGGCTGCTCTTACTTGATTAATTAACTTAGGTTGATTCATCCACCAGAACCATGGGCTAGTGTCGTTACCCATATCTTCATTGATGGATACATGTAGATGCTTACGATGCATGTTGCTACCTGTATAATTACGGTCACCTTGTTTAGCACGTTCTCTTGACCAGATCTTACCGTTAAATATTAAATACTTAACACGCTTGTCTTCTTTAAGCTTTTGAAAAATATCAGCGCAATCAATACCGTTAGCAGGATCATGTGTTAGATCAGTTGCGAGCCCAGTATTGTGGTCCGAAGTCGGGCTTTGTTTGACATGGGCAGCAGATGGTAGAAGACCATCGCTGATCTTCTTGCGCTTCGGCTTTAACGCCGTCGCTTGGCGAAGCACAGCAATTGCAGCAGGTGTGGCTCTCTTGGCTACAGTTGTCATTCACGAGTCTTTCCAGCTACTAGTTCATACAGGCTGTCAACACGAAGTTCTAATCTATCGAGTGAGTCACGCATCGAGCTGCCTGAATTTGGTTTCAATTCTGTGA